TATTTTATTTTATTTCAAGTATATATTACTAAAATGAAAGAGAAGTCACCTTCTCTATTTTTAATATTTTATATAAAGGAAATTAAAATGGAAATGACTATGCAATCGTTTTTAGAGCAACAAAAGAAAATGTTGAAAGAAGACTTAGCTTCTTTACAAGAAGTGAAGTCTAAACTCATTAAATCAAATGAGGAAGTTAGTAACGAGTTGCGTGTACTGTATGCTACTAAACCACCATTTGGTGTACCATTAGGTTCACAATTTAGCGGTAATGAGTCGTTTACTTCAAAAGTTAATGAGTTAACTCAATTGCGTGTTAAGTTATTTAAACAACTGGCTATTGTTAGAAAACAGATTGAAGATATCGAATCTGCTATTGAAAACATCTAATTGTATTTTGTATTTTAGATTTTTTCAAGTATATACTACTATAGTGGAAAGAGAAGAAAATTATTTCTTCTCATTAACTTATTTTACATTTATAGAAAGGAAAGATTATGTCTACAACATTTTTTGGATTCGCTTTAGCTGATAGCATGTTTAATGGTGACTGCGAGATTACTCGCAAAGCACTGACAATCGATGAGGTAAAAGAACTCATCAATCAAGGTGTTACCCCATGCTTGAACCCATCTCACGTGGCCACTATCTCAGCGATGGAGAAGAAATTCTCCATTCATGTTGAAATCCCAACAACACCACCACGTGTTGTGGTTAACAGTGGTGATAGTGTAATCGTAATGGGTGTGCGTGGTTTACCACGACTCACTGACCGTCACGAATACACTGACACCGAAATCGCTGAAGCTACATTTAGCTTCAGCATCTACACTGTTAAGTGATGGAAAACAAACGTTAAGTAAGTAACGGTTAAGTAGCCTAGTGCAGCTATGTTCCTCAATGCACCGTAATAGATTCTTACTAATCTATCTACACAAAACAATTCCAACAACTTAAGGAGACTACTATGGAAAAAACTTATGAACAAACCCGAACCGAACTGCAGGAAAAACTAGCAGAGTTTGATACCTATTGGGAGCAACAAATGGCTGAACGAAAAGCAGCCGCTGCTAAGTTGGAATCAATGGCTAAGAATTTGATGGATCGAGAGTTCACTCTCGACCTCTACAAACAATACACAGATATAGGTATTGACCTACATTTTGTAGAGACAGAAATCAAAATCTTAGCAGCCACTAAATTTTAAGAAAGGAAGAATCATGAAAATCCGTTATATCTTGGTAGCAGCTATTGCTGCGTTGACTGTATACGTAGTATCCCCTAGTGACAGCGATGTCACTATGGGTGCACGTCAAACAGCTGAGGCTAAAGCTGACGCTAAGATGCGCCAGATTGAAGACTTAGCAGATTATTGTATGAAAGCACCTTCATCGGAAGAGTGCAACTAATACAATACAAAAAGAGAAGGATTCCTTCTCTTTTTTTTGATTTAAAAGGAGTATTTTAATGGCTATATTAGTCGATCCAGAAAAATCACAAACAGATAATCTAATGTATCTTTTAGAACAAGCTAATATCCCACAAACTGTTAAGAATGATATTGAAGGATATTCTTGTTTAGCACGTGATAAAACCATTAATGGTAAAAGTTATAATACAGAATTACATTTACATATCTTACCAAACTCACCTACACATTTACGTGAAAAAAATGCTTATGCTGAGAGTAACTATAATCGTGTTCCTCTTGGTTTTCCAGGTGATACATCGTTTAGATTAGAACATGATGAGCGAACAGAAGGATTAGTAGACTTTACTAATCGTACTGCAATGAATGAAAAGTTAGCAGAAAAGATAAATAGACATCCTAAGTTTTCTCAAGAAGATAGGTTTCCTTTTCGTGTAGAAGTATCTGAAGATTTCCGCTCTATGACTGTATTCCCTTCTCTAGCTTCCCCTTGTTACTACGGAAGTAAACAATATGGGTTTAATGTTAGAGAAATGGTTTCTATTAACAGTATCCCTACACAAATCTACGTATCTCGTTACTTCTTTCCTAAAGCTAAAAATCAATTGATTGGTTCATTCTACGGTGGTTGGAATTTTAACTGGCACTTTCCTTCTAATGAATATCAAGACAATAGTGGTTTTAGGATTGAAAGAGCTTATTCTTTAGATGGTCGTTTTACAGGTAATGAATCCGTAAAAGAGTTCTTTATTAAAATGCTTAATCTTAAGAACAATATTGAACCATTTAATAATAAACCTTTCTTAATTCAAGACATCGATATTGAAGAACAATATATCCCAGCGATTACGACTAAGGTTGTTAACTTTGTTAAAGACCCTGCTATTAAAACATCAGTATACGATTATACTTTAGATGGTTTTTGGGTAAATAATATCTGGAAACGTGGTGCTGCTATTGTTGGTGAAGATGACATCATTGGTTATCGTGTATTCTATTGCGATGATGGTAAATATCATGGATTTAAATCTATTATCTTGCAATTACATATTGGTTCTGCTTTTATCCGTTTTTTAAAAGAAACCAATAGAGAGCCTGGTAAAAGATTTACCATGAAAAATGTAGCAGGTATTAATAATGGTTTAGCTCTCGGTACTGATATTCAACTCCAGTTTACAAAACATCTAAATAAACCTTATATCGATACAAATGAATTTAGAGACTATGCTGGTATTGTTTGTAAACTAGAAGCATTCAATGGTCAACCGACTACTAATGAAAATATGTGGGTTAAGGATTTCTTTTTTGCTACTATTTTTAAAGAATTTAATGAATGGATTTATAATAGGTTTAATATCAGAGTTAATCCAGGTCATCTAACCAATGAATATTTATCTTATATTAAGGAGACAAATCCTAGAAACTATACAGGTTTGAAAAACCTTTATAATGCACAAGACAGTGATTTCTTCACCATGAATACTCTATCTAGTAATAACCATATATTCATTGCTGGTTATTTTGGTGTGTTGTTTAAGAGTGTGGTTTAGATTTTAATTTAGGAATAATATTATACTGAATGTACTTATTTAAATAAAGGAATACATTATGGATAGTATTATTCTCCCCAGTAAAGAGATGTACTCTGTTGTTCGGGATGACCTTATTTGTATTGACCATGTATCGTTAATGCTCTCTAATGAGTCTGTATTGGCTCTAGCTTCGATTTTAGATGGTATTGGGGTATGTCATACCCTTTTGAATAAAGAGGGCTTACCGCGTCAAACAGCGGTCACTATAGTGTATTCTAAGAATAGATTACCTAAGTATCTTATTAAAGAAGATTTAGAAGTAGAAGCTACTTTTGTCCCTTTAGTAAAACCCGAACAATACAATACATTTATTAATTCTGGTAATCTTAAGTTTCAAACAGTTACTGACGTCCATGGTAATAAAATGGACGTTATTCTTATTAAAACAAATACATTCATGTTACTACATGAGAAATACATTAATGATTATAATGCCGAGTGGTCTCAAGGTGAATATATGCCATTTATTAAAATTAATTCACCTAGTTACTACGATGGTTCTGACTGGTTTAATACTTTAAGTATGCTAGAAACAAATCAAGCATTAACATTTACTGATGTACGTTACATGAGGTTTGGTGAAAGGATATAATAAATATGCTTTATTCTGATTTAAATGGTTATAAACAAAGTGCTAAAAGATGGATAATCCCTGGATTATTTATTTTTCTAATGTCTGTCATTGTTATCTCTTTGGTCATTATTCAACATCAATCTCGAGCATTAGATACTCGAAAAGAAAAGATTGTGTTGTTAGAAGATGAAGTACGTGATTTGAAAAGAGAATTGGCTCTACAAACTGAATTAGCGACTGCTTATAAAACTGCTGCTGATAATCAGTTAGCATTATTTAAACAAAGTCATGATAATTTTAAAGTAGTTAAAGAAGACTTAGAGCATTCTTTAGACAAACACAAAGAATACGAATCTCAAGAATTGCCTTTAGATATTAGAAATATCGCAAATGATATTCCATCTATCCCATCTATCCCTTTAAAACCTAAGGAATAAAAAATGAAATACTTAATTCTTCCTATTTTACTTTCTGTTGTAGCGTGTACGACACCGACTAAAGTAAAAGAATATGTGGCTTACGATTGTCCTATTCCAAACGTATGTGCTGAACCTATTAAACGCCAAGAGATTAAAACCAATGGTGATTTGGTTCGTGCTTATGTAGAAGTAGTACAAGAGAATGAGGAATGTCGTATTGTTGTTAATACATTAACTCAATGTATCCGTCAATCACAAGACATTATCCGTAAGGCTAACTAATTCAAAATAATTTTAAATAACTTACGGTGTATAACACCTAAGTCGCCTGAAATATAAAATATTTCAGGTCTATACTATTATAGTGAAAGGGACGACGGTTCCTTTCACTATTCTATCAAACTCTTTATATAAAGGAATCAAAAATGGATATCTATAAATCTGATCAAATCTTCACCAAAAAATTCCAATTCAACAAATTCTTTACTAAAGCAGTGAAGAAAGTGTTAATTGAGAAATTTGGTGACAAAGCACACTTCAACTTTGAAGCGACACAAAACGTACTCTTGCCATCTCGTAAAGGTGGTGAGGAAATGAGTGGTGTACGCCCATTTCCATTTAAACTCGATATCGCTAATACCACAGGTAGCATCCATATCGATGGTCGCAGTGCTTTCACTAGATTCTCGGTAATGCCAGAAGACTGGGATGAACTTCCAGCTGAATTGGTAAATAACATTGTCGAGTATACTGAAAATTTACTCGCTAATATCGAAACCAAAGAAGGTGAAAAACCTATCATCAACATTGAAGTTACCGTGAATATTCACAATGATAACTACCAATCAATGAACGACCCAGAATCTTTGAAACTGGTTCGTGAACTGGAAGGTAAAGATAAACCTTCTAAACAATCTAAAAATGAACTTCATGAAATTGCTGACAAAATCAGCAAAGAGGGTGTAGACCCTGAAATAGTTTCTAAGATTGTAGAGATTGTTCTGGCTACTTTGCCAATTGTCATGAAGAAGTAATCTTAATCTAGTATAGAATACTATAGGTGGTTAATTCCACCTATAGTATTTTTATTTTTTATCTTTTATAAAGGAAATCAATATGTCTAAAAATAAAGACGCTAAGCGTAAAGCTAAGTTGAAAGCTCGTAAAGCGAGTACTGGTACAGTAGTGAATCGTAAAAATACTCTTGGTTACGATGTTCATGGCAATAAGAAAATGAATGCTACTGTAACCGGTTCGCTGATGACCGATTTGTTTGAAGAACAGATTACTCAACGTATTGGTTCTAAAAACATTGAAGAACTTTGTACTACCATGAAATCCAATATGAATAGATTCTTGGTAGGTACACGTGAAAAAGACAGTATGCAAGACTATTGCTTCTTGACAGAAAATGTCTATGTCTCTAAAGTGTTACTAGAACTCATTAACAAATACATTGAGTCTGATGACTTAGCGGACCAAATTAAGATTAATGAAATTAAATCTAACATGAAGAAATCTCTAGAAGACATGGAAGGTTTGATTATTCGTATTTGGCCTCAAGCAGTACGTCGTCAAAAATCTTTTGTATTTGTATCTGAATTAGGTAAGAGTGCTAAACCTATCGTAGATGAATACATTAAATGCTTTAAAGAGATGTTGGGTATTTGCGATGTTGGTATTTTCCAAAAAGCATGTCGTGTGACTATGGCTCGCTTAGGTAATGAAAATTATCAAGAAGAAAATATCAAATACTATCGCATTCGTGAAGGCTATCAGCTTTACCGAGAACAGAAAGCATACTATCTCGACAATTATGTTGAGAGTATTGAGAAAGTAGCTTAATCGAAAGTAGGTAGTGGGCAATAGCTCATTACCTATTTTTTTTGAATATTTTTAAACCTATACTATTAAGATGAGGTACCCTAACGAATGTATCTTATTAACTCTTTATATAAAGGAATTTAAAATGCAAACAATGACTGTTAATAAATTGGATAAAGACTTTACAGTAGAAATCCTGAAAGGTAAGCCTAAACACTCCGATATTAAGAAATTACTGAAAAGTGATTTCAATTTCATCAAAGGTATCTGCGAAGTCTATATCTTAGAACGTCATACTCGAATCACTATAGCTAAAATCCTGTTAACAGATGGTTTTATCATTACTGGTTTATTAGATACTGGTAAAGGTAAAAACCTGGTTAATGAGATTAATAGCTTGGCTATTACAGCGATGCGTCAAATGTACAATTCTGGTTCTTTCTTCATTCCAGATGATATGACATTTGAGCAGTTTAAAGAATCCTATGCTGATAAGGTTAGTGCTACATTGCCTATTATTTCTAAGCAATTAGAAACCAAGATGAAATATCTTCATTCCAATATTGAAGAGAATATGGAAACTTTCCAATTTGTTGCTAAAATAGCATAATTCTTTTAAAAGGAAACTAAGATGGAAAATACAGTAAACTACGGATTAGACTTAGTTAACTATCTGCGTAAGGAAAATGACCCTCTGTTTAAAGATGGTTATCTTTATCTTTATTCCGATAGTAAGTCAGAAGATTATTCAGATGAAGTAATAGATGCTTTTACCGATATCTTGATTAAAGAAAATGGTTTAGGTAGTCTGGAAGAAATGGCTGACAGAATGTATAAGTCAAGAATGATCACATTCTGTTTGGAAGTACAAAAATACCTTCGCTTAAGTTTTGTACCAGTCAAACAATACATCCACGTTTATTATACTTACGATGAATTCACTGATGAAAAAATTGAATTGAATGATTTTGAAATTCAGTGTAATGAATTATATGGTAATCTACACGTACTCTTTAAACGTATAGGTGATGCCATTTATCAAAAAACTGGTTTCTATTGTATTGAAAACTATCGTTCTCTCACTAGTAAGTGGTTTATTTCTTTATCTAAATATGCCGCTAATGCGTTTAGTCTAGAAATGAACAAAAGTATTTTATTAACCGATACAGATACAAATGGTTATGTAGTTAAGATTGAGAATGAGAAAGGTGAATTGTTCTTACCTAGTTACGAAACTGTTGCTGTAGACTTTGACTATATTGCACCTACACGTGCAGTATATGTATCAGAAAGCAGTGATGCTATTGGCTTTAGTTTTAGAAAAACAGGTATGGTACATACTCAGTTATTCCGTAATCCTACTACCATTACTAGTTACTTGGATAGCTTAGAATACACTGGTCGTATTGTTGTTACAAAGCAAGACATTACTAAGTTAAGTCGCCATACTGATGTAGTGACTAATGATAGTATCAATGTTGATTACGTTGAGGAAGGTAATAGTGACAATACAATTTACGATGGTGTTTATTCTAAAGAAACCAAAGAGGAATTGCTTAACATTCTTAGTCAAAATGTAGTATACGATATTGGTCCTCTACCTGGTCAGTATATTAATAACTCTGTGTTATTCAATATTGGTACAGATGCTATTTATCGGAAAGACGAGATTTTTGAAGCAGTTAAAGAAATCGCCAAACAACACGCTAGTAAACAACTAGATGGTTTTATCGATTTTAAAGGCACTCGTTTAGTAGACTTTAAAGGTGAACTAATTACTATTGCCGAGCTATTGGATAAAATTTCTGAAAAAGAATTCTTACATCTGTTAAACACATATGCTTATAATTACAATAATGGTATTATCAATATCTCTCGTGAACATTTAAACAATGGTAATATTGTTTACTATAATAATGATAGATTGTATGGTCGTCAGTTTAATAAATTCTACGAAGACAATGTGCATGAAGATAAGTTAGAAAAATTATCTTCTGCTGAACGTGAAGAGTTTATTAAAAACCATCCGACAGTTTATGCTATTAGAATGGTAAAAAGAAACAGAAACATTGTTCGAGTAGAAGTAGATGACAATGGTAATCGTATTGCTGGATTTAAGAAATGTGATTTGATTATTACTTCTAAAGAAGTATTGGGTGAATATTTACACGATATTAGAAACGTAGGTTTTGGTGGTGGTTACGATTCTAATGTAAATCATTACGGTGCTGCGATTAATCTCAGTATTGAATTTAAAGGCGAAGATACAGTGGAAACTCATGAACCTTATGATATCTATCGCCATAAAGAAACAGGTCAATACTTTATTGCTCGTAAGTTCAATAGCTTCCATTATCCTATTCCTCTTAACTTTAAATTTGATTAATTCTTAACGCGTAATTACAGTATGGGTATTTCTACCCATACTGTAATCGCATTCTCTTTTTATAAAGGAAACTAAAAATTAATAAACTTTTTATCTTGTTGGCTTTTGCTGTTTGCGCTTGTGCTACACAAAAGGTAGAATCTACACCAATTGAAGAAACCAATCTGAATGTAGAAGCACAGATTAACGAAGACTCTGGCATTATGTGCAAAGAAAATAACAGTATTGCCTGTAATGAAATTCGTGATTATTGTTTCAATAACGATAAAGACGAAGACTGTATGGCTTTTGCTAAATTCTCTAAATAAGGAGGTGTTAAAATGGGTACACATAATTTTATTCAAGAACATATTGACGTAGGTGTAAACAGTATAAAAGCTGCAAAAAGTATTGCTGGTAAAGACCAGAAAACTTTACAGGCAATTGTCGGTATTCTTTTCGATGGTAGTGTAGATGAGAATTTAAATATTACCATCAATGGTTTACATAAAGACTTTGGTGATAAACATCGTTTTACTGTACTCAATGATATTGTTGTAATTAGATTTGGTGATATCTTTCATTCAGTGTTTAATTACAATACTGTAGATGAAGTTCTAACTTATACGGATGTCGTTACTGGTAGTGAGTCGAGTTTTAAAAATACCAGTACACAAATCTTCAAGATTGCTGAAGGTATTTATGGTCGTACTGATATTAAGTATGAATTTACCGACAGTACTGATGTCAATAATCCATTAGAACCATTCTACGAATATTTACCTAAATAATATAATCTACTCTATACGGTACCATTTAAGGTACCGTATAGAGTAATATGTCTTACTTTATTTTTTATTGAAATAACTTGGGATTTTAATTATTAGTAAGAATACACTAAGTATTCCCATCAGTTTTCCCAAAATTTTATAAGGAATTAAATAATGGAAAATAATATTAGTTTATTCGAACACGTGGTTAATTTTTTAAGCCGAGTATTCGATGTAGATGTTGAAGACAATAAAATCAAATCTATTAAAATTCGTAGTGAGATTAAGGAATATCCTCGCCGTTACCTTTTAACTGGTAACTTCGCACAATTGAATTTGTTCAGCTATGTATATTCTGAAATTAGTAATAACGATAATTTCGATATTAATTCATCGTCTGCTAATTTTTCTAAATTAGTTGAGGAAAGTATTAAGGACGCAGAAAAAGGCAGTTTATGTTTTACATTTGTTGAAGACTATTATACTGTCTATGTAGATGGTATTAATCCACAAGACTATACTGTTACAGACAAAGTATTAAAACCATTAAAACCATTTACAAGAAAAAATAAATATGGTAATTTCGCAGTCCTCCCTAAAGACTATAAATCTGGCGATTACTACCCTATCTTTAAACATAGTGTTGATGATGCGTTAGAATACCGTCTTAAAGTAATAAAACAAACCAATAAAGAATACGGTGTTTATTATATTGATTTAGATAAAATCCCTACTGAACTGAATAAAATATATAGTGCAGACTTCGTATCTTTAGTTTATTCATGTAATGAACAATTACCAATGGAAGAAATTGAAGACTTCCAAAAAGGTACCTTGTCAGATGGTTCAGATACATTTACTAGCGACAATATTGCTATTATTCGTATTAACTCTACATACGAAGACGATAGTCAGTATAACGATTTCGTAACACAATGTAAAAATCTAGTAGATGAATTTAAGAAAAAAGAACCTCGATTCATTGATGATAATCTAATTAGTTCAGTGAGATTGCATAAATACTATAAAGACCAAGGTATTCGTAAACTTTATGTTACTTTGATAACTGGTTTAGTAACTGAAGACGGTGTTGTTGAAAAAAACTTATCTAACACCGTAGCTATTTTGACATCATTGGTTATCGATGAAATCGCTTTATACGAGAAACCAGATAGTCCTCTGTTTATTTCTCTTGAAGAACTTACTAAAAAGATTATTCATTATACCAATGAATTTAAAGATGAATCAAATCCTTTATTTGAAAAAGTTGAAGTATTCAATAAACTATTAAAATCAGGTAAGGTTAACTTCGGTACTGTTTATAACGGTGTGTCTGATTATCTGACTTTTAACCGTAGCACTGTTAAAAGATTAGGTAATGATGGTAAATGCTATCTGTTAAGTAATACTTATCGTGAAAATGCGTCTGTTTATTTTGTAAAAGATGAACTTATCTTAGGTAAGATTTATACAGATAAAGATGTTGTTAAACTAGATGATAATAAACAGTATGTCGTCATCCCAGAATCTTTGATTGCTAATACTCTACTTAATATTAGTGGTGATAATTCAAATGTAGTAAGTGGGTATAACTATAGTACACTGAATGCCGTATTTGATAAAGAAGCATTATTAGATCATTATCATGATATTGTTTCTGAAATTACCAAACACGATTTAATTCTTAATAGAGGTGCGTCACTTGAATTAGAAAGAATCTATTTAAGTGATGTATCTAGCGATGTTAGAACTAATGGTGGGTGGGGTAAATTATATAAAGAAGTGTCTGGTAAAGAGTTGAACGAAAGTGGCTTTGGTACTGTTAAGATTTGTGATGGTCTTTATGGTATTAAAGACGGTTTGTTTAACATCTATAGTCAATCAAATAAAGAGTACAGTATTAACGAATTCTAACTATATCTAACCTGTAAATACAGTAAGTGTCCTATTGCTAGGACACTTACTGTATTTACTCTATGTTTACTTAGAACATTTTAAAGTCTTTAATACTAGGGATGCCTCTAGTAACCATATCAGGTAAGAAGTGGTCTATAGTCAGTTTAGATACTACTTCCATCTCGCCTTTCTTATCACCCATTAGAATACTTACTTGTTCTTCAGACCATTTTAAGATATCTAAGTTTCGTGTAGAAATGTTTTCTTCGCCACCTGTATCTAATGTTACTTCGTATAAGTGTACATCTTTAGTTTGACCAATACGATTTGCTCGTTTAACTGCTTGGTCGTAAGTACCAGACCTAAATGGTAAGTTCAAGAAAATTACTGTATTGGCTTCTGTTAAAGGCACCGCTTCTGACAATGTTTTAAATGTCGTAATCAAAGGATTAATCTTACTGTTTTCTTTAAACTGTTTAACTTGATTAGAGAGACCAATAGTTGTTGTTGTTTCACCAAAGATAGTAATAGGGTGGAAACCTTCTTCTATTAAGATTTCATTACAACGTTTTAGTACATCTACATAATCTGTAAAGATTAATGTTTTTGCTTCAGCATCACGAATGACTTCACCTAGATTTGTTTCGTAAGTTTCTTTACTCTCTTCATTCACTACAGTAAATGATTTTGCCATGGCTTCCACAATAGCTTTATTACACTCAGTTCTCTTACGTCCAATAACATTACCTAATGTTTCTCCAATAATCGTAAGTTCTACGTATTTATAAACAGACTTAGCTTTTCTAAATATCTTCTTAGTCCTATTAGAAAGAATAGGAATAATTACTTTATCTTCAAAGTAATTACAATCAATAATATATTGTTTGTGTACTGGAGATGTTGGGTTATACCCGTTATGGAGTTCTTTGGTTTTAGCTAGGTATTCATCTAATGCTATTTGTGTCTTACTATCAAAGTTACTTCCTAGATTAGCTTTAAACTCTTCAATACCTTCAAAATATTCTTCAATATACTCTTCTCTAAATTCATGATAAAAAGCAGTACGCTCTCTAATGTATTTTTTCATTTCTTCACGAATAGTCGTTAAAGTATATTTCCAAGCATCAGGTAAGACTACTTTAGATTGATAGGTAAATTGTTCTACACCTGAACCTTGAGCTTTAATGGTGGCTTTTACTAATTGTAAACGATTTGCCATAACACTAGCGGCATAGACACCAGAAATACCAAATACAGAAGTAAAGGATTTAACCACTTCAGGTGTAAATAACTTATCAATAGTTTCAAACATTGTCATGGTTTCACTACCTAATGCTTTTAATGGTGTACCAGACATCCATAAACAGAAATAAGGATTAACTATTCTGACTAATTCTCTAAACAATGTAGAGCGTTGTGATTTATAGCTATTCAGACCGTGGCTTTCGTCCAATATTGTTACGTATCTAGCGTTAGGTATATTTCTTAAACTAGCTACTAATTTATCCAGTGCTTCAAAGTGACAAACCATGAATTTACTGTCTAGAGAAAAATTAGCTAATTTAACTTTACCACCCTTGACAGAATCAATAGAGAGATTATAAGTCTGTGGTTTACTGTAAATACGATTAATGGTCTCTTCCCATACGTCGATAACTGCTTTCTTAGGACATACGACAATAATCTTATCTGCGCCTAATAGTTCCATTAAAGCAATAGAGTTAATGGTCTTACCTAAACCAGGCCCTGCGTCTAATAGATAGCCTCTTAAGTCCATTAACTTAGATTTAAATAAACAGTTATCGATAAACTTATCTTGATGTTCAAATAACTTAAATCCTGGTACGAATATATTCTTTAAAATAGATTTATTCACACTAGGAATATCTTCATCTTTGGTATTTTGAATTAATTTAATATTCTGTACCAAAGGAATAGTCTCAAACAATTCTTTTAATTTTTGTAATTTAGAACGAGATACAATTCTACGTTTAAATTTATCATTGTTTAGTAATTCTAATACTACATGATACATGTCAGGTAAATAAAATTTCTGGAATTTCATTTCCCATCTACCTGACTTATCTAAGATATTATAGAGCATCTTAGAACCAATGTATTTCTCAAAATCACGATATACTAGTTTTAGATTAATACCCTCTACAATGATTTGATTTTTAGTAGTATCTTCTTTAATAGTCGGTGATTTAAATACTTCAAACATTTTATTATTCCTCTTTACTATAAGGTTATTCATATCTTTCCATTGTCCTTTATACCTTAATCTAAGATAATTTAAATCTATACTATTAAAGTGTACAAATCTATTAGATAGTACATCTATTTATTCACTTATTTAAAGGAACTATTAAAATGGAAAAATTTGCATTCTTTGCACTAGGTTGTTTAATCTTAATTGGGATTGTATTCTTCGTAGCAAACTTTATTGCTAAATTAGAAAAGTACAGTGAGGTACTACCTCACGATAAGAATATCAAAATCATCAATAAGATGATTAAAAATCCTAACATGATTAACAAACATCGTATTAAACGAATTGCTCAATCTTCTCAAACTAAATCTGTAACAGGTATTACTAATCTGGAAGAACAAGATCGTACTGGTTTAGTACGTCGTATTCTGATTGATTATTTCAATAAGAAAGAATTTAAGATTGGTACATTCCGCGATTATCGCTGGGGTGTTGACTTAACTTCTAAATTTATTGAAAAAGTATCTGATTCAGAAGCTATCGAAGCATTCTCTTTGTGTCTGTTAAGTACTGAATTTACCGATGATGGTAACTTTGGTAATACACTGATGGACACTCATATGGTACGTAAACTCGTATTAGATGTATACGTATGCTATAAGTCTGTAGATTCTGAATCTAAACAATCTGATACGTATAAAACCTATGACTTGGATACTAACGTCGAATTAATAGAAGTAGTAACAGGTGGTGACATCCTTTTAAACGGTGTTTAACTTGAGTTAAATAATGTTTAACATAAAGCTACGCTACTCCCGCTGGATATCCAGCGGGAGTAGTATAGTTATTGTGTATTTTATTTTTTAGCCTATATCGTAGAATGCTAATTCTTCTTCACCATTTTCATTTCGTGTTGCACCGAAACGAGACAGTGAAGTATCACTTCCATTAATATCGTATCTTAAACCACCTACTGGTGCGAATGGTAAAATAAATACTTTATGTTCTTCTGGTGTATCGTTTTGACCACGGTGTTTACCACGTGCAAATACTTGATATTTAGTACCATTGTCTTTTACAATATCTACAGCAATCTCAAGTTCTGGTTCACGATATAAACCACGACAGTCAGCATAATACGAACCATCTGATACTTGTTGTGCTAACATCTTATTACCTTGACGTTTTAAATCCAATGCATCGCCTGATAATTGGTGTGGTGTCAATAAAGCAATATTGTGTCCTGCACACATAAAGTTTTTAGTACGCCTAAACAATTCCTGTACATCAGAGTCACCACGAATATTAGGTAAACCATTTTTATTAGCCAGATTCAAATAGTCAATCAGACACATGTGGATTTCATATCCCTTAAATTCTAATTCTAGAATCTTATTCTGAATTTCAATATAAGACCATTCAGATGGATTAATACGAATCAGTTTGACATTGTATCCTGTAGACTGTAGTTTATCTCTTACGTACATTGCAGCTTCGTTTTTATCTAAGTTTCTTTTATCTTCGTCTGTTACGACGACATTATCAAAGTTACCTTTTAATAAAGTGTAGATGTTAGATAATACGATTTGCATGTCATCTTCAAAAGAAATCAATACATTCATTGGTTTCTTTTTTGGATTGGTTAATAAGTCTTTAGGATTATTAAACATACAAGCTGAAATAAACATAGACAAACACACACCTGTTTTATTATTGTGTGCTAAACCACCCACTATAGTCAGTTGACCTAAACGTAAACCACCACGTGTCATTCTATTCATTGCTTGCCATGGCATACGAATAGTACGTGAACCATCTGATTCTTTCTTAATTAATTCGTATTGTTCAGCTACTTGTTCGATGTTATTTAAATCTAGTTCGATTACTACACCTGGAATTTCTTCACCAGCGTAATTTACTAAATCAATCGCATCTGTTAATTTAGTAGCCATGTAACCATCTAAGTCATCTACTTTATCTCGATTGAATTTTAAATCGTAAGTCAGTTTCTCTAAAATATCTTGTGCTTTTTTATTTTTTAGATATTTACTTAATTCAAAACGATAAGATAATACAGAACGCTGTACTTCTTGAGGTGTCAATTCAAATGCAATATTATCCTGAATACTTTCAAAAAGTATGGTGTCTTGTGCACAAATTATTTTTAAATGCTGTATTAAATCATTATAAGGAATAGGGTTCTCTCTAGAAACCATATCCAATACTAAATCTTTTAAGTCATTTAAAGTAGAGTCTGTCCCACTGATATCTCTATTATTAATCTTTAAAGAACTAATAATATCATTAACCAGTTTAGAGGAATCTGATTCTTCTTCTAATTGAGATTCTCTGTATAATAAAGAAATACATTTTGCTAATAATGCTTTAATGTTCATGTCGGGATTTCTTTCTTTATTTTTTATATTGTTAATAAAATAAGTAACGGTTATAACGTATGTTAATATGAATTATTCGGTTAGTATATATTAGCTTATTGAGCTATTTTTTACATAGATAGTCAGGGCTAAAATCTAAATAGAAATCTACCAACATATAAAGGATATCACCCATGATTGAGTTACCTAAAAAGACAGAAGCTCAAAAGTTATTGGATCGTTTTATTGATTCTGAAGAAAACCCAGAGAATGCTATTAGATTAGTATTTGTACCAGAAGAATTATATAGCGACTTAAAAGATAAAGGCATTAGCCCTGTTGACTTACTTTATTATGATAAAGCTGTCGCGTCTGTCGGCTCACACGCTTTAAAAGAATTAATTGCTCTAAATGCTTTGTCTAAATCCTCACCTTTAGATAAAAATAGAGTACACGAATCTGTAGAGATGTCTGAAAAACTTACCCCTTTGATGGGTGAGGCATTGGATATTCGCCTACTGTGGCTTGCAAATGCTACTGATAAAGAAGCATTGTATAACCAATATTTTCCTCAGGAAAATGGTGAGTATACTTTTGATGAAGAAGTGTTTAATGTAACACGTATTCTATCTAAAGTAATGACAGGTATATGTAATAACATTTACCAACACACTAACGAAAACTGTATGTATGAGAGTATTGACGTGTCCCCTAGTGGACGTATTTACTTTATTTCTGTACCTACTTCAACGGTAGAAGGAAGCTACAGTGAACATACATTGAAAACTTATGTATTAGAGAAAATTCGTGATGTAATGAGAAAGTCGTCTATTTACCACTCAGAACAGACCATATCAGCTACAGCATTGTTCGGTAATTATTTACTACTATTAGATAATTAATAATTATTTTCGAAGATACTATAAGTTATTCTTGTCTTGATTTAAATTTTAAAGGTATTGAAAATGTCTCAAAAAAATATTTTCGGTAAAGAGAAAAAATCCTTTACCCCCCGTTCAAATACACAAGTTATTGCTGACATCGTAAAATCACGTGCTCACGATATTTCCCTGAGCACTGAAGCTGCTAAACTCGTAGGTAAAGCATTCTTGTCTACTGAAAGCCTGAGTACTTCTGAAGCTGAAGACCTGAGTGCTATTACTAACAGCCAAAAAGCTGTAATCGATGGTATCGTTGCTGACTACCAAGAAAGCACTGGTGCTACTCTGACTGAAGACCAAGTGGATAATTTGTCTGAATCTATCATCATCGCTCAAAACCCTGATGAATACTACAATGCTGGTGCACAAACTGAACCTGGTACTGTGGTATCTGCTATTGGTGGTGGTGTTGACGTTGGTGTTGTAGGTCAAGAGTTGGCTACTGAGTCTTTTGAAGTTCACGGTATGATGAACACTCTGGCGATGACTGTTTCTTATAACATCCGCCCTGAAAAACAATCTAAAGCTGTAGAATTGTTCTTCCCTACTATTACTTTGGATTCTACTCAAAACAACTACACTATCGACGTGCACCTGTCAACTGTATTCAACTCTAAAGAATACGACTTGGGTGGTAAAGGCGACGCATACCGCAACCAAAAACACGTAATCAAAGCATTGCGTAAACACGATATCTTGAAATCTAACTTCACTGACATCGTTCCTGTATTCCGTAAAACCATCAGCGAAGATTCTTTCGTAGACAGCACTTTGTTGCCTCCTTACGTTGTTCGTACTGACTTCGATGAAGACGTACAAACTTCCTTGCTGAAAATCGGTAAAGAAATTAAACTGACTCACATCTCTCAAACTGACCGTATGGTTACTTTGGGTATGTCTGATGATACTGACCAAATCTCTGCTAACCCACGTTTGAAAACTCTGGGTCTGAAAGTGGGTAACGATGTTGTATTGTTCAAAAACTTGCAATACCATCAACAATCTACCTTCACTTACTCTCCTACAGGTGACCGTGAAGGCATCCAATTGATGTACGATGTAAACACTCACTTGGTAAATGCTGATACTATCGGTGAAATCTCTCAAGCTCTGCCTACAGAATTGAAAGCACTGAAAGACAAAAAATTGGAAGCTCTGTTGCGTTTTGATATCTCTGGTCGTGGTAACACTGACTTGGGTACTGTAACTCTGAATGCAGCTGCTGTACAAGTACGCGCTGTACGTAATGCAGAAACCAAAGAAGTATTGTCTATGGAAAACCCAGACGTTAAAGCTCTGGTCGCTGAATTGGAAAAAACCTCTATCGTTGGTTACGAAGTAGACGCTACTCGTACTAATAGCAACTTGCGCGAACATGGCCTGCTGTTGGATGACCGCGTACAACGCATCATCTACGGTGTTAAATTGCACTCTCCAATCGCTATCCGTCGTCCTATCGATGACAAAGACACCGTATCCGATTCTCAACGTATTGATAGCCTGATTCGTCTGTCTTTCATCCGTCGTACTAACGCCGGTGTATCTGCTATTTACGATATCCTGAATATGTTGAAATCACAACCTCAACAACTGGATACTGCTGAACCATTTAACTATACTTCTGTTGGTGTGGGTCAATGGTTTGCTCGTACTTACGTTAAAGATGTGGAATTGGACGTTTACAAAACTTGTCAATCTCTGACTACTTCTGACCGTTTGAATAACGTGTCCTCAGTAATGACTAACTACATCCTGGGTGAAATGACTCAAGCTTACTGTTCTTCTGAACTGGCTGCTGGTTACGAGTTGACTGACATCGGTGGTAGCTCTTTCCGTCCACACGTGATTGCTATTGCTGACGCATTCACTAGCAAATTCATCTTCCGTGAAGGTGATGCACGTACTCTGGGTGATGGCTTCGACTTTACTATTGAAGAATGTTCTGACGAACGTTTGGTATTGGATGAAAATGGTCAAGCTAAAGATGGTGAAATTGGTACTATCTTCTTGTCATTCGGTAAACCACGCAATGGTAGCCTGAGCGTACCTCTGTGGTTCGGTAACACTCTTGATAAACGTGAAATCCCACGTATTGTTAGCCGCGCCCGTGGTAGCAAATACCAACACGAAACTATGGTTCAACCATGGTTCAGCCACATCTGCCACTTGCCAGTATTGGTACGCATCAAAGTAACTGGTCTGAAACGTTCTATCCAAGAACGCTTGAACTTCCAAGTTACTAACGAAGTAGCACAACCTGCTAAACCTGCTGCTGGTACTGGTGCTGCTGTTGCTCCTTAATCACTAGTGGTTAATTAGAACTGATTAATTTAAACAATTAATTAAAGATACCTATTACTCCTCTACCCTTAATTGGGTAGAGGAGTAATAGGATTATCTACGTCTTATTGTATTTTTTCTAAAACATATAATATTAAATTGGTATCGAATATTATATTGTTTCCTTAAGGAGAAAACAACTATGTCTAACGATGAATATCAAAATGGTTCTGCTTTGTTCAATGTACGAAATAGAAGCAGTCGTAAATTTAAAGAAACTCACTTACCATCGGACTTTTTCAGTAATAACACAGTTAATGCAGAACATTCTGATGTTATTAATGGTAACCCTTATTCAGTTATTATTAAAGAAGATAGTTATTTTGGGGCTAAGAGTGGTAAGTCAATCGAGCACCCAAGTACATTATTTTCAACAACTGAAATCATTAACATGTCTAATACTGATATTAATATCAGTAATCGATTTGGATATGTCTATCGATTAAAACCAGGTACTGAAAATTCTTCTTTAAGAAGACTGACTCTGAAAGATAAAGAAATGGTTTTACGATACGGTTCAGGTCTTTATATTATTGTTAGACATTTGTCTAATTTAGAATCAATAGTGCCGACTGTTGGTTTACTAAACTCAATTGAAAACAGCTATAAAGAATCAGGTAATAACGACGATGCTTTGTTTGGTGTTACTGAAAATAGACGTTTATTTGGTAAAGTATTGGAAAACAAAAAAGAGTTGGAAGATAAGATATCCGATGTAATTAAAGCTACCAAAGGCCCTTATTCTACAAACCTCTACTTAGCAAATAGTGAGTTAGTTACTATATTCTATTATCCTGAAGATATTATTCGTATGAATAAAATTATCTACGATAAAGAATTGGATATTGTAATTTCACCTAATGTGGTAAATTATAAACAAATTATCCATCCTTCATTCTCTATTGAAGAATCTGAATTACATCAAGTTATTCAGAAAGAATTAACAAAACAAGGTAGGTTAGAATCTATTAAGTTTATTACCAATAAAGAGAATGGTAAAATTTACCGTAGAGTAGGTAATAAAATTCAAACTATCGGTGGTGAAAAACCAACTAACGGCGAAGAATCTGGATTATATATCTATACGTCTTATCTAAACGAAGAAGACTGCATTGAAGTAGTTAAAGTATTTATCCCTTACCACGATAAAGAAACACTACAAGAACATGGTTACTTCTGTACATCTGATGAAGCTAGAACTTATAATTCTGAAATTGAAATTCGTAAACTAAAACAACAGGAGGTAATTTTAAATAATCAATTTAAAGAACGCGAACGCGAGCATGAGCTTAAAGTTCGCCAACTGAATGAAGAGATTAACCAAAAAGAAAGAGAGCTTAAAGAACTTAAACTTAAATTAGACCATATTGAAACATTAAGTAGTCACGAGAATTCTCGTGAAGAAAGAACATTTAAACGAGAGGAAAGAGAATATCTGACTGAAAAACAACAGGATGATAGAAAATATAGACTTATTGACCGTAACTTAGACTTGGAGGAAAAAGTAATCGAAGAGCGTTCTAAACGCGTAAAGGCTGAAATAGCAGCAGCAAGTGCGGGTAGTTCAGATACATCACGTAATCTTGCTTCTACTGCTGGTATTATTACAGGAGCTGCCGCTATTGCTGGCGCAGTAACTAAAGTAATAACAGATAGTAAAAAGACAACAACTACTGGAGTTATAGCTAAGAAAGGATTTTTGGCATTATCTGCATCTGGTGCAGCCTCTAGTGCTGTTGCAGGTATAACTAGTAAATCAGCAATGGGATTTGCTGGTATTTCTTCTATAGGTGCAGCCTTACCTGTTATCGGTGCAGCCGCAGCTGTAGTAGGTATTGGTTATCTTTTATTTAAAGGGATTGAAAAATTATTTGACTTTTAAATTTATTTGAATGAATTATCTCGTGGTTGAGATATTAGGTGTTTTATTATTGTTAAAAGAATATCGCGAGTCTTTTATCATGGTAGAATATACTTTAATAATTATACAAGGAAAACAAACATGAATCCTTTATTGATAGAACGGATTAAGGAAGATACTCCACATATTGACGAAAGAATTGGATTAGGATTGTCTTATCATGACAATCCTAATATTCCTCTTTATGTGGATAGATTGTTTCGCATTAACTCGAAACGATTTCCTAAAAAGTTAAAGTATCTTGGTTGTGAGAAAGTCCCTCCAAAAGAGGGTTATCAATACATGACCAGAATCAGTAACAACAACACGCGTAAATACGATATCAATAAAAATGATATCCGACTATATGCTTTTAACTTTGACTTTGATGGTCAGCCGATTCGTAAATATATCTATCTTCCATTTATTCGTCGACATGGATTCATGTGGATGAATGGTGTAAAATACATGGTTGCACCTGTAATGGCAGATGGTATCATTACCATTAAACCTACTGAAATCTTTGTTAAACTGATTAAGATTAAGCTGTGGTTTGAACGTATTCGTAGTGTGAATATTTTTGTAGATGGTGTATCTGAATATACATCTATCTATCATTCTAAAATCCACAATAAGAAAGACACTGGACGTACTGATAATTTCATTAAAATGAAGTGTACTCTTGTACATTATCTGTGCTGTAAGTTCGGGATGACCAAAACATTAGAAATGTTTGGTTTTAAACCTGGTTCTGTTCAGATGTTAAATGAAGATGACTTTGAAACAGCTGCCGACTTATCAAACCAATATCCAACAGAAGATTGGGTAATTGTTAAAAGTAATGGTCGTAAGCCACCACACAGTTACCTTTATCCTTATTACGAACCTACAAAGATGTTCTTTGCAGTACGTCGTCATGAGTGGGAAACCATTCGTTCAGCTAAAACGGTTATTGGTACATTGATTTACGTATTAAGTCACTATACTCGTTATAATCGAATGAATCCAGATATTGTAGATAATACAGAAGCATGGCGTAGCATGATGGGTGAAGCCATCTGTTCTACATCTGACCATGCGTCTATTATTCAAGACAATATTGACAAACACATGGTTTCATTAGATGGTTATGTAGATGACATGACTATCGATGATTTCGAGCGAATTGGTTTAGGACATATTGACAGCATTTATAAGCTATTCATTTATATTGTTGAAAACTTTATTGACTTAACCAGTGAGATTTCACAAATTTCTAAATCTAATACTCTGTATGGTAAGCAATTGCAGATTTGTCAATTCTTGTTATTCGATTTAACTAAAGCGATTAACAATGCTTACTTTAATCTTAGTACATTGCGATTAGAAGAAGACAGAAATCCTAATGTACCTGTTAAGTACGAAGCTGTTAAGAAAGCAATTGAAAGCATTCGTGCTGAAGTGGTTATGCAGATTAAGAACCATACTGAAATTATCGTAGTAGATGACCCAGCTGATTTGCCTATCTTGAAAATGGGACGTATTGTTATCCCACAAGAGAAGTCTGATAAAGCCAGAACATCTAATACGCAGTTTAATGTAGAAGACCCATCTGTAGCACTACATGAATCTCTATTGGAATGTGGTGCGGCATTTGATATGTCTAAAGCAGACCCATCAGGTCGCAGTAGATTAAACCCATATGTAACTATCACTGACGATTACACCATTGTGCCTAATCCCGAACTTGCCGATAAAATCGAAGCCGTTAAGAAATTGCTATACGGTGAAGTAGATAATAGGCATGATATTGAAGACACAGAGTAATTGTTAAAGTATATTTTAAAAAGGAAACTAACATGAATATCGATTTGTATCAAACAGCACCTCTGCAACAAATGGTTGGTGAGATGTTGGCACAAGTGGTTGATGAAACACTGTATGCCGGTCCTAACCAAGTATCATTCTTCCGTGGATGTGCTGCTGAAGCATTGAGTCAAAACAATAATTTGTTCTCTGAAATCTACGTAAATATCTTGCAGATTTTGGAATTAGAATATTTGTCTAACCAAATCAATCCTAATAACCAAAACCAAGTATTCAACTTAGTAAGTAATTCTTTTGTTGATGCTGTACCCTACATCTTCTTGAACTATGGTCCAATGAACCAATTAAATGCTCAAGAAGCACATGGTGTACGTAATGATGCTAGTAAGTATTGTTCTTACATTAATAATATCCAACGTCAATTGGCACGTCATTACAGCAATGGCAACGGCATGATGTATGGCAACAACAATGCAGGTAGTTTCGCTACTCGTGGTGGTATGACCATGCGTAATAACAATGTAGGTAATGCTGGTGGTTCTCGTTGGGGTAGTGTTCGTGGTAACAATGGTAATAACTTTGGTGGCATGAATGCTAATCGTGTAGATAATACATTTAGTGCTTCTAACACACAAGCACATGATGTATTTGGTCGTGGTGGTAATAACACGAATACTGCACAGCAAACTGATACCAATGACTACTTTGCCATTAAACGTCGTAAATATGTTGAAAGCATTGGTGGAAATCAACAAAACCAACAACAGCAGCAACGCCAACAACAAGATAATTCAGCATACAACGAATTGGTTGATGAATCTTCTGTTATTGGTACACCTACTGTTGTTCACGGTAATACACGTCAATACGAAGAGCGTTATGATAAACCTAACACCAATGAAACTACTAATGTAAACAATCAGGAAACTCGTCAACTCGAGGGAACTCGTCAAGTCGAAGAAGATGGTTTCCCAATTGTACCAGATTATCGTCGTAAGATGGCTATTGGTCGTAACTGGTTAGTAGGTTTGTGGATTAATACTTCTACCAAAGGATACGAAGATATTAATGAAGTAAAAGTACGTCGTAAACTAACACCTGAATACTTATATCCGTTTGACTATACTAAACATCGTGAAAAACTGTCTGAAGATAAAGATGGTTTGTATTTTGAATACTACGACACCTATGGTCTGGTTCAACGTGAGTATGTATTTGCATTTAATGCAAGTAATAAACTGTGGCAATCCTACAACTATCTGAATAAACGTTGTATGATTGAATTAGATGAACATGGTTTACCTTGTCAGGTATTGTACGATTTAACTGAGGAAGAAAGAATGGAACTTAAAGACCATATCATTCCTGGTAAAACACCAGGTATCTTAGGTAGCGCATTAATTCCTAATCGTGAGAATCCACCTAGTCTGGAAGAAGAGATTAAATATCTAACCATGACTGATGAGGAACGTCAATATCAGGAAGCCGAAATCCTTACAAATGGCGGCGAAGTAAATGAATACAATGTAACCATTAACGATAACGAGATTATCGCTGATAACTTACCATCGCTGGTTACAGAAATCATTGATGATGTTTATACAGAACACAATGGTTCACGTTTGGTTGAAAGTGATGTCACTATCATGAATCCTATTGCTACTAAGAAACGTCAGTTAGAAGTAGTACGGAAAATCAAAGAATGTAAAACATTTGACGATTATCGTGATAAAATCATTAAACCATTGACTAAAGCACGTGAGTTTGTCCTATTGCGTAAACTTTCTGAAATGATTGATATTCAGTTTAACAAGATTCTTCTGTGTCTAGACCTGACTGATATCAGTGTAACTGAGATTGTAGAATGTTACAATGATTTGGAAGAGCGCGATGATATCATCACTAAGTCATCAAGACAGCAATACGATACACTTGTAGAAGAAATGTTCGCATCATTCACCATTACCAATAATGATGATGAATATTTGTCAGACAGTGATACACCGACTATTGTAAGTAATACAGCAACTGTAACTTATGTAGACCGTAGTGCTGGTGAGTTAAATATCACATTGGATGGTTCTGAAAACAATCAAAATGGTTGGGTATGCTTAGTTCGTGATACGAGTTCTGAAATCAGTAATTTGATTACTGCTTCTTTGGTACGTCGTAATCGTAAATCAAGTAAACCTACTCGTGACACTTATCTGTTAACTTCAGATGGTGTATTGATTGAGTTTATTCCAGCCAGTCGATTTGACATTAACCATGTATTCTATCGTATTTGCAAATTAACGCAATAAAAGGTAAATAGAGTAGAGAGGGAATTCCCTCTCTACTCTAGATATCCTTTATGATTTTATTTTTTAGTCAGGTGCGCCGTCTACGTCAGAGTTTGGACTACCTTCTCCTGAAGATTCTCCACCTTCATCGAAGTCAAAGTCGTCTTCACCGCCTTCGCCTCCTTCATCACCAAAGTCACCGAAACCATCGTCACCACCTTCGTCCGAGCTATCACCACTGTCGCCACTATCGTAGCTACCACCACCGCCTTCGCTAGGTTTAAGGTCGTTACCTTCCATAAATCCAGTAGTAGATTTAACAATGTTTTTAGACTTCTCAAACATGTCCATCATGTTCTTAATAGTCTTAATAACAAAGTCGCGCATAGAAGCATTCTTCTCGTAAGTTTGGACACCATCATCACTAATTGTAATGAAGTCCATAACTTCAGTACCAAACCCAGATTCAATCAAGAAATTACGCATAATCTCTGCTTTAATCAAACCACGGTATTGGTCAATAAAGTTAGCGGCTTCTTCACCCAATACATCATTTGGTAATGATTCTGGTGAATAGATATAATCTAATGTCTTATCGATACGAGCTTCCATTTTACTGATTTGGTCGTTAATCATCTCATCATTATCATTAGCTTTCTCTGGTAGTTTAACTACTAACCCAGCAATGAATTTATCCGTGATGTATTCAATAATTGTTCTAAGTGAATCATCACTCAGAGCAGTTTTATCAATTTCATCATCTGATGCTTCATTCAATACATCAAGAATATCATTTAAGTTTGACTTAACTGTTTCTTTAAGTTCTGTTCTTAACGTAGGAGAAGCTAAGATAAGTTTCTTAACAAACTCTGTAAAGTAAGGATTTTGTTTGGTTTGAATTTGTTTAACGACCATACCTACCAAGAAGTTTTGTTGTAATACTTCTCGAGCAAAATCTACACCATAGGAATTATCGACTAATTCTGGAGGTAAGAATGTACCCATTTGTACTAATCTATTAATCAATTCAGCAGTATCATTATCAGGTACTGGGATATCGGCAGTATTTCTTGTGATATCGTGACCAATATTTGGTACTTTAGGATGGTCTGATTCAATTGCTAAACGAATATTCGATTGATTAATTCTGTCTTCAATCGTTTGTACATTAGATGCGCCTACCATTAAACCAGCAGTTAATCTGGTTTTTAAAGTAAGTGCTTGTGCAATCTGAATCGTCTTTTTAGGGTCTGGGTCTTTTTCATCAATTCTAACGGTAGCTACTGTTTCAGGAATAGAATTAGCAATACCTGCACGTACTTGTGCTAACATGAATTGAATACGTAAAGACAATAATACTTTCATGTTATCAATTAAAGAACGACCCATGCCTTTATTATCGAAGTCCTGAGCCATATAGGTCATGATGTCTTTAGGCATGAATAATACACGTGTTCTTTGTCCTGCTAATGCACGATAGAACATAATCCTAAATGCTTCAGTAGAATCACCAATATCTAGGTTTTTACCATATTCACCTTGACGTGTTCTTTCGATAATCTCTTTAATAATAGCATTACCATGAATACGAGATAACATTTCAATTTGACGAGCTTCATCAATCATTGAATTCATGCCATCGAACATCTCGCGCCCTTGTTGAATAAGTGAAGATGCCATCTTAGAACCACTGGTACGACTATTAAATGTATTACTTAAATCACGATAATAGTTAACAGGTTTTACTTTAGAAAGTGGTGCGCCTTCTTCATCGTGTAATACTAAATAACCAACATGTTCAGAAGGAGTACCTGGTTTATAAATAGGAATGATTGATTCTACTGGGTATTCAATCACCAAAGGCTCATTCAAATCTTTACGATATGTTTGACGATTGTTCTTCAATACTTTAAGATTATTGTCATCTCCATAACCTGAATTGACAAAGCTATCAATATTCTTAAATAATTTGTCTAAGATTTGTCTATCAGAAGCATTGGTTCTATCGATATAGGATTCACGAGATAAACCCAGTGTACCCTTAACTCGTTTATCAGTAGCTTCTTTACGGATATGTCCTAAACGAATCATGTTCAAGTCATCTGAATATTCAATAAGTGTTTCTTCACCAGAACCTTTTAAATCAACTGTCCATTTACCTTCTTTACTTAATGTAATTTCGGTATCTTTTTTATCTTTTTTAGCACCATCGATATCGAAAATCTCTTTAGGAAATTCGTATTCAATTTTATCGTTTACTTTAATTCTTGTATCGATTAAATGATTTACCGTATTATTAAATACAGTAGAATGGTTTGTTTGATAAAGTGTAGGGGGAGAGCCATCTGTATTACCAGAAGTCACTTCAACACTATTGAAATTAATAGAATAAGATTCGGTAGAGAGTGAATTATAATGTTCTTTTTTAGTTTCTGTTCTTTTACCAGCAAAGCCAGCACAAGGTCGCATGTAATCGTTAAGTTGTTTATCGATTTCTGCAATAGATTGTTTACTGCTTTGATAAGAGAATGATTCTTTAGCAATTTCTGGATTAATCAGTTCATCTAGACTTGACTCTGGAATCACAGCAACACAATAAGCGCCTTTGGTAAACAGAATCTTATACATAATGTCGTATAATCTACCATCTAGATTAAAACCAGTAGCCATATAGTTTTTAATTCTATCTACCATCTGTAGACCTGAGTTTTGTGTAAACAATCCAGGTGGAGGCAGATACTGTAATTCTTGGCCTGATGTAATATAAGTAGGTGAGAGGACATAGGAAATCAAAATTTGAGCAGCACGTTGTAAGTCAGGTAACAACTGCATGATTGCTTCGTTATCATCGATATCTTGTGCCTTGTCTGATGCCATCCCTAATAAATAATCTAAACTAGGTGTGGTTTCAGTAAGTTGTCCATTGTTTTTAAATGACTCATCATTACGACTACGAATAAGTTTTGAAAACAACGAATAGCTGGCTGGATTTCTTCTAATGTCTTGTTCATCTAACTTAACAGGTTTTCCTTTTAAGTGTTCGCTCAATGCATCTAACAATGTGTTATCATTTTTACCACTCATTTTTGATTACCTCTTTAAGTATATAAGGAATTTCGATATGATTAATCAATACGATTATCACTATAAAGTATATATCGATAAGTGTCTAGCCTTAGTATCCACCATGATTATTAAATCGACAAAAGATGCTAGGGACATGAGTAATGAATTATTTTACCGCACCTTACATCGATACGATGAAAATGACCCATCTAGTTGGATATACTATAAACATATCTCTGGTGAATATCACGTAACAGACGAACCTATTTACGTTATTTCTGTAGACACTACGGAAAGAATTATTTTCAATAAAGAAAATTTAAAAATACATAAAAATACTCGTAAAGAATACTCTTACGGAACTCATAAGTACGAGGAGCTTGTTGCTCGATATCCTAATAAAGAACTCTTAATTAAAGGTATCTTAAATCCTGTAGATATCGAAACAGCCATTAATGCCGAAGATGGTACTATTCTTTCTTACGATAAACGTTTTGTAGAAATTAACGAATATACGTTGATTGAAAGACTACAAGACAGAATATACGGAATGATAGAAAGATGGTATCAAAAACAATATAATATTGATAATACTTATTACAATATTACCTTCATGGGTGTTCTTTATCAAAAACTATTAGAAGCTGTTATGGAAATACGAATGGAGAATTGCTTAACCAATGAAGCACATTCTTATCACTATCGTCGTTTCTTAGCTTCACATGGTTTTCTAGATTTCTATCTTGAACATTTAACCATTAAACAAGCTATTATCCTTTATAAGAATATCCGCTGGGTAGAACGTTATATTGGTCAAAGACATACTCAACGTTGGTTGATTAAACATATCATGACCTTGCGTAGTTTACCTATTGCAGAGTATAATGTTATCCAAGTATATAACGATATTGTTAAGGATGTTGAATCCATTGCTAAGTTTGAGAAAGTATCTTTAAATGGTTTAGAGAATATTGATAATACTACTGATACATTATCATTAAAACAAATGATGGATAAAGAAGACCCATTGGCTCCATTTAACTTACGTGAACGTGAGTTTGAAGAAAAAGATGCTAAGAATCTTTTAGGTTCTTCTCTGTCTTCTGAACTAAAAACTAAGATACTAGAATCTAAAGCCATTGACTTTACCGATTCAGAAACCCATATTTTACCTAATATGTTATTAGACTTCTGGATTGAAATGGCACACAAGAAAACCTATAAAGCTTATATTACGATTACTCATCCTTTAAATGGTGAGACGATTCCATTAAATAGTAAGAATGCTTTATTGCTTTATACTTACGCTGTTTATAAGTTAAATGGTATTACCGACCCATGTATTCCTGATTACACGATTGGTTTAGTACCTAATAAAAAACGACCTACATTAAAACAGTTAAAATCTGTTATTCCAGATACGACTTTAGTATCTAATAAATGGTTAAATGAATTAATTGAGACTTTCTCTCCTATTCATCCTATTATTAATACGATTGATTTCTACGAGCAAGTCTACGAACAATTTACTCAACTTAATTATTTGTTAGATAAGGCCAAGACAGATGAACACTTGGATGCAACGACTTATAAGATTGCGACAGTGTATCAAATGTACCATACTGAGAATGTGTCATTTAGAACCAATGATTTGAAAACATTCCCGCAGTTTATTTCACAATTGTCTTTTGATGAAAAAGGAATGTTAAAACAAGACTGGTTAAAAATTGCTACAGATATTTGGAAGAAGATTACTGGTTTAGATAATGTCAATATTAAATCGTTAAATAATACTCATCGCGCTATGGTTGGTTTGATGACTAAGTTATCTAGTTATTCTGTACATTATATTCGTGAGATTAACGAAACGCCATTGATTGCTACTAATTTTAGAAGTGTTAGAATTGATGGTGGTAATAACAAGAAAACCAAACATGTGACTGATTCAGCCTTCAGTAATTATGCTACTGAAATTATTGATGATGATACTGTAGGTAAACAAGATATCTACGAAATCAGTGATGACAACGGTATTCATTCTGATGATGGCGGTATCCGTATCTTTGTAGAATTCAATATTGACCCATCTGTTAAGACATTAGACGACCACCTAACTCGTGCTAATCGTATTAACACAGATAGCCTTGTTCGTGTGGGTTTGTATAACTGGGCTGTAGGTGATGCTATTGAAGGTTTAGAAAACCCATTGTCTTTACCTGCTCTACCTGGTATGCAATCTTGGATTAATATGCCAAATGAAATGAAAAGAAAAATCATTGACCAGTTTGGTGGTAATTTGGATTGGTCTGAATACGATAAAGATACTAAGAAAGCCAAAGAAGCGCTGGATTGGAATATTCGTAATAAAGATTTACGTGGTTTGGATTATAACAAATAAAACATCTGACTGGGACGATTACTGAAATGTGGTCGTCTCAGTTATGATGTTCCTACAAATTTTGCAATTAAAATATAAAAGGATAAAATATGGCAACAACTACTATTGTACCTAATAAGCGTACAGTGTTTGAATCGGTTCGTACCATTATTGGTAATGAAAACCAAATTCGTCGTGAGTTAGGTTTACCTTATAGCATTACTCCTAATTCTACATTGAATGAATATCTTAAAATTAACCAAAATGTAAGTCCTCCTTCTACTACTATTCCTACCATTGGTTATTACTGTATTGGTTACGGTGGTATCAGTATGCAAAACTGTACCAATAACCAAGATGTATTGCCTTTCCCTAAAGTATTCCAACATCGTGCAGATGATACTGGTCTATTTAAAATGGTTCCATTTGTCATGCGTGAAATTAATAACGACTTGACTCCTCAAGAACGTGCTAAGTACGCACTACGTCGTGAAGAAAACTTCAAAGGTGTAAAATACTATGCTTATTATTTAAAACGCCTAGATTTGTCTCGTACTCAAATTTCTACGCAAATTATTACCAAACAAGCTGATGGTTCATTTACCAATACTGAATTCACGCCACGTGACAGTAATTTGAAACCACAACCACAAGAACTGACTGTAGGTGAAGAAAACGTATTGAAAGCGACTTATGCGCGTTCGGTTGCCCAAGTACCCGTTAACTTTGGTAAACAAGACGTAGAAGAAATCTATAATGTATTTAATATTCTACATGGTGACCCAATGACTGCTGTGATTTCTGAAATTGGTTTGGTCTCTGGTGTGGATAAGACTGTAGAGGTTGTAACCTCATCTGGTCGTTCTCAATTTACAGAAGTAATCGCTGCACAAATCGCTCACATTAACCGTACCATTCAATATCTTGGTGCAAACACTGGTGGTTTTGAATCTATCTTCAACTTAGGTATTAACGAGCCTATTTGGAATATCTCTCAAAACCAATAAATCATTTAAGGTTTTATCATGACTTTTGACACCTCTGACTGGGTGTGTAATCTAATGGCTATTGACCCAGGCTCCAGTAGTCTGGGTGTAGCTATCTACGAATTGAATTTGAAAACTTACGATATTATTCAGACAACTGCATTTACTGTACACGCTACTGGATTGTCTCAGTATTCAAAACACGCAAGTAATCAATATGGTGATAGACTCGCTCGTTTTAACGCAATGGAAAATGAGTTAATGGAATTATTTGAATCCATTCGTCCATCTATTGTTATTTGCGAATCTCCATTCTTCAGTAGATTCACACCTTCTGCATTCTCTGTATTAACAGAACTGGTTTCCATTATTCAGAAGACATTGTTTGATTTTAATAATCAAATACCATTCTTTAAAGTAGACCCACCGACTGCTAAAAAAGCCATAGGTGCTAAAGGTAATGCTAAAAAAGACGATATGACTATTGCTTTAGAAAAAGTAGCTAATAAGTTGAAATTGGTGAATCCTGTCACCGAGTTAGACGAACATGCTATTGACGCTTGTGCGATTGGTTATCACGGTTATAAGAAATATGTCTTAGATGGTGGATTAAATGGGAAATAAATTATATCTAGATATCCTAAGATATATTCGTGTAGGATATAAAAGAAACAAAGATAACTTGATTTATTTTATTACTTTACTGATTATCTTTTTACTTTGTGCTGTTATTGCAGGAAAGACTTTAAAGATTGCTCGCTATAGTAATCAATTAGAAAGATATAAAAATGAAAGTGAAGTAAGTAACGAATCGAGAATGAAATTATATGAAATTATTAACTCAGGCAAAATGCCGAGTTATTTAGACGATTATACGGGAGAAGATAATGGCCGTTAGAAATTCAGAAATGATTACTAAGGGTCTAAAGAACATTCGTAATGATTTTGTATTAAGTAATAAAAAAGAAGACGACGCAGGTTTAAATCGTCTGGTTGATGAGTATAACAATATTGCTAAAAAGAACTCAAATTATTCTGATATTACTGGTGAAATGACTGGTAAGGAAATTAAAGAAGCCATTAATAAATTGACATTTGAAGAACAAATGATTGTGATTTATGGTTATCTTTGTGGTTCTGGAAAGGTGAGTGAGATACTTGACTACGACCAAGAAGTTAAAAAGTTTAGAATTAACTTTCTGTGGTGGGCAGGTTATGCTTTTCTTTTCTTGTTTATTGCTGTCATTGGTGGTGTAATTACTGCTGGTATTATTAGAAACGATATTAATACAAATGAATTACTCAGAATCTTTATGTCTTTAGTAAACAAAATTACAGATATCTGGTTTTCAGGTAAACCAGTCGTTGAATAAAAAGGATTAAACTCATGAGTTTATTTGATTTAAATTTCGCTAGTATTTCTCGAGAAGCAGCTCTTCAGATGGCTGACCAAGAGACTGAGCAAAAACTAAATGAAGAGATTGAGAATGTCGGTAAAGCAGTACGTGAAAAAGAACATACTGTATACGCACGTATTCTAGATTTCTCTCAACTTAAGAAAGCGGATAAAGCAGAAATCCAAGAACAACACATCATCCCTGTTGAACGTACTGATAAGAATAGAGGCAGTGGTAAAATCCGTATTCGTAAAGTAACTTCACGCAGTGGTGATGTACGTTACGAACTGACTACTAAATCTGATGTTAAAGAAGGTAAGATTGAAGTTACTGTTCCTACTACTGAAGAAAACTTTATTCAATTTAAAGTCATGGCTTCTGTCTCTATGTTCAAACACCGCTATACCTTTACAGATGAAGATAGTGGTTTAAAATGGGAAGTAGACGCTGTTCCTGATGGCAATGGTGGTTACTACCCATGGGTACGTGCTGAAATTGAAGTGAAAGACTTGAATGATAAAGTACCTGAATTCCCTATTAAGACTGAAGAAGTCATTTATCCTCCTGAACTATCTGAAACTTCTGAAGAAGAATACGAAGAAAAAACTGATAAATTAAATAGTCGTTTCTTTGTTAAAGGCAATGTTTACCTGGATGACAATAATACTCAAAACCAAACTGAGTTAAAAGGTGATGCAGATAAAGTAGTAGAAACTAAACCTGAATCTGATACAGAAGATACACCAGATGCCGATGAAGCTGACGCTAATGAAGCAGATAAAGAGAAAGACGCTAAGGCATCTTTATCTGTAGATAACATCACTGATGATAAAGACAAAGCCGAGAAAGTAGAAACACGTGGTGAACAAATTAAAGAAGCCCGTGAAGAAGTCGAAGGTACTGATGAAGATTCTGATGATACTGACGAATCTAATGAAGAAGGCGATGGTGAATCTGATTCTGGTGAAGAAGGTGAAGGTGAGTCTGAAAGCGAATCTGAAGGTGGTGAAGAGTCTGGTGAAGACTCTGATAAAGAGGGTAGTGAAGACGGTAAAGAACCTGGTTGGGACGAGCCTGCTAAAGACGATAAAGAAGTCTCTAAAGAATCGTTTGACAACTATGGTAAAAACTACAATAATAATGGTCAAACCAGTGGTCAGGTAGACATTAATAGTATTGTAGAAGTTTCCACTGAAGAACAGCCGACAGGCATTCAAGATGAAACATTTAATTTCATTACCAGTGAAATTTCTCAAGAAATGAGAAAGTAAATTAAGTACCTATACTACACAGGAAACCCCTGTGTAGTATAGTATTTTTTATCTATATATTATTAATGTGATATATCTTTATAAAGGAAACTTTATGTTTGAAAATTTATTTAGTCCCAGTAGTCTAGCAGTTATATCTTATTGTCTATTGGCAATTATGGTTACATTATCCATGTTTAAGATACTCTTAATGGTATCTAATGGATTTACAGTTGTTAATAGACAAGTGAACATTAATCTGATTCCATCGTTATCTGTACTCATTATTGTAGGTTTAATCATTACTCTATTTGTTATAGGGTTTTTCTATTTAGGGTATAGTATAACTAAAGATCAGTTAATTGTTATTGTTGTAACATTTCTTGCCTTACGTAAAATGACAGGAATTAACGATGACAATAGAGAAGAGTCTTATCACGATAATCTTTATGTTTACTTCTTCGTACCGATAAAGTTATTAGTGATTGCTATTATTCATTTTCTCACTTTAGGCTTATTTAGAGCGACTATGGTAGAGTATAAGGTTACACATGATTATATTGGTGAAATTAGATTGAAAGATGGTAGTCCTATCAATAAGATTTATAACGAATGTTTAAATACTATTGGTGATGTCATGTATACGTTTTGTTTAATTCGTATCATTGACCCTAAGTTTAAGGAAGACCCATTTGGTGCATTAATGTTCTATCCAGGTGTACTATACCTTTATATACTCTTACCGATTAAGATTATCGTTGTTGCTATTCTTAATATTTGTACTTTCGGTATGTCTAATGCTGTTAAATGCGAATGTGAGATTATTACTAACTGGGTAACTTATACTCATTTGAATAATTCTGTTAGTAATTTCTTAATTGAGTTATGTAATGGGTTTACTTATATCATGTTGCCATTGGCTAATAGTACTTCAGTGATTATTGGTCAAAGAGACGAGATATTGTCTTTATATAACGAAGTTAAGACTTTACCTGAAAATACAATCGGTAAACCTAAAAACTTAATAGAATATGCTTCTTTATTGGAAGCGTATCAAAACAAATTTAAATAACCACGGAGGTTCTCAATATGGAATTTATTACTAATCTATTCTCAAACGACAAAGTATTGTCAGGCTTATTTGCAAATCTTGATTTGATTAAACTATCGTATACATTTGGTGGATTGTTATTTATCTTTTCAGCAGCTAAGGTATTTTATATTAACTTTGGTTTATTAGAAGATGACAAACCAACATGGAAAGTGTTTCTATTCAATACCTACTTATTTGCAATGGGGTTTTGTTACAGTGAGGCTGCTAAACTATTGCCAGAGAAAAGTCAACCTAATGACCCAGAGAAGTTATTTGCATTAGCTGTACTGAGTATTATTGTCGGTATTAAAGCATATAGAAAGATATATGGTTTAAATGGTTATCGTCAATCATTCTACGCTAATATCTGGGCACCTATTAAACTGACTGTTTTGTTTATCATTAGTGTCTTTACATTTGGTTTGTTTAGTTTCATCATGTTTGAGTATAAAAATACCATCAACGGTGTGAAAAAAAGCAAACTATTTTTATCGACTTAATTCTGTACTGATTTTCTATTTCAACATGCTCTCTAGCGCTATGGTGATTATTTATACACCACTGTTAGAGCAAACTGAAGAGAAAGGTAAATTATTAGTCAGACAACGTTTATCTGAACTCTCCATCAATAAAGAAGATAGTCTCGGTAGACCTAATTCTCTAGATGAAATCAGTAAAGCCATGGATGAGAGATTTGTACAACTTAAAAAGATAGGTAAAGAAATGGATAAGAAGTTAAACGAACTTCTTACCATGGCTACTAAGAAAGAAGACTCTGAACAGTAATTATATTTATTAAGCTATCTAGATACACTACCCATTATAGGTAGTGTATCTAGTAGTTTTATGTGTTATTTATTTTTTATTTAATTTAGAACCTATATTATTAAAATGATGAAAGGTGAAACCTTTGTTGAAGAATATTTAACACTGTTATTTTATCTATATGAAAATAACTTTTTATACAAGGAACAACAACATGAAAAGTATCATGATTGTGGAGTCTCCCAATAAGGTAAAACTAATTGGTAAATTTGTACGTCCACTCAATATTCAAGTAATGGCTTCTATTGGTCATGTACGTGGTTTAGATATTTCCCTTAAAAATAAAGGTGCTATTGAAGTTAACAATGGTTTTAAACAACACTTTTGTTTAAACAAAAACAATGCTAAAAATACCAAAGAGTTATTAAACAAATGTAAAAGCGCAGATGTTGTTTATTTAGCAACTGACCCTGATACAGAAGGTGAAGGTATTAGTTGGCACTTAAAAGAATTAATTCGAGGTGTAAATAAGAATTGTGAATTTAAACGCGTAACTTTTAACGAGATTACAGAAAAACACGTACTGGAATCCATTAAGAATCCACGTACTATCGACCAAAATAAAGTAGATTCTCACTTTGGTCGTTCTGTGTCTGATTACCTATATGGTTTTTATGTTTCTCCTCTTTTGTGGAAAGTATTAACTCCTGGTTTATCGGCAGGTCGAGTACAATCTCCAGCTCTTCGTTTGATTGTAGAAAGAGAGCAAGAGATTCGTAAGTTTGTTCCTACTACTTACTGGACAATGACAGTATTTGGTAATAAGGATAATATTACTTTCCCTGCTAAGTTAGTACGTGTAGGTGATGTAGCCTTAGGTAAATTGTCTTTTGAAGAATCTTTATTTCCTAAAGATGTTGTAGATGGTTATAAGGACACCATTAATCAATACATTGGTAAAGGTGAAAAGCTATTGGTTTCTGATGTAAAACGTGGTAAGAAATCAGTTAAACCTAAAGCACCTTATCGTACTTCTACTTTACAACAAGACGCGGTGCGTAAATTAGGATGGACGACTACTCGTGTCATGCAAACAGCACAGAAGTTGTTTGAAGGTGATGGTAAGTCTGACCATGGTTATATTACCTATATGCGTACTGACTCTACCGCATTAAGTCAAGAAGCATTGGATAATATCTTTTCATTTGGTCGCAAGAACTATAAGCAATACATGTCTGAACATGTGATTGAATATGGGAAGCTCGCTAAAGGGGCACAGGAGGCTCACGAAGCCATTAGACCCACTGACATATACCTTACCCCTACCGACGTTAAGAATCGCCTAGGAAACGACGAATACAAGCTCTATAAGCTAATATGGGAACGTACCCTAGCATCTCAGATGAAACCTGCTCTATTTGATACATTATCAGTCTCTTTTACCTTAAAAGAATTTGGTTTTAGAAGTTCTGGTTCTGTATTGAAGTTTGCTGGTTACTTAGCTGTTTATCAAGAAGGTGAAGATTTAGATTCTGATAAAGAAGAGAATACTAAATTACCTGAATTGGAATACCATGATAAAGTAGATGTAGTCGACTTCAAATGCGAAGAACACCAAACCAAACCACCTGCCAGATACAATGAAGCTTCTTTAGTAAAAACACTTGAAGAATATGGTATTGGTCGACCTTCGACTTATGCTAATATTATTCGTGTATTAAAAGACAGAGCATATGTTAGCATGGATGGGCAACGATTCGTGTTAAATGACATTGGTGAACAAGTCATTAACTTCTTGCTACAATACTTTTCTAAATACATCGATTATAACTATACTTCTGATTTGAATGTACAGTTAGATAAGATTGCTTCAGGTGAACTAAACTGGAAACAAGTCATGTACGACTTTTGGAATCCTTTCTATCAAGTCGTAGAAAGAACCGCTAAAGAAGCTAAATCTGTATTTGGTAAGATTGAAGAAATGGCTGAACTCTGTCCTAAGTGTGGTCAACACAATCTTAACTTAATGCAAGGTAAATACGGTAAGTATAAATCTTGTCCAGATAAGAAATGTGGTTTTAAAGAGAGTTTAGAAAACAATCGTCCTAAGAAAGAAGAGGTTGTATTTGAAGGTAAGAAATGTCCTGAGTGCAATGGTCGTCTTTTAATTAAAGAAGGTTTTAAAGGACGTAAGTTTGTAGGATGTGAAAACTATTCTCGTAAAGAAAATCCTTGTAAGTATAGTTGTAATATTGATGGTACTGAAAAGGCTAAAGCAGTAAATACTGGAACGACTTGTCCTAGTTGTAAGAAAGGACAATTAGTGATTCGTTCTGGTAAACGAGGTAATTTCTTCTCTTGTAATCGTTTCCCTAAGTGTCGAACTATTGTGTCTGCAAATGATTATGCAGATATCTCTGGTTTACAATTAGCTGAAGTAGACGATTTACTAAACGGTAAATAGTAGATTAGGTAGAGTATGTTACTCTACCTAATTTATTCCGTTATTTAATTAATTATGTAATACATTTATTTTTTTAACACAAAGGAACGATTATGTTATTCCCAATCTCTGCAGATAAACACAAGTATACACAAATCAATGGTTTGAATGTTGATGAGCCTAATGAAAAGATTAAAGGTTTACTGAACTTTATTACTGTACCTGACCGTAATCAAATTGACTTTAATGCGTTTAATATTGTTCAAGAAGCTGTACGTTGTATTAAGACACGTGCTGAAGAAAGTAAGAAACGCTCTGAAGAAATGGATGAATGGAAAGAGAAGTTCTTGCTTTTGAGTGAAGAGAAACAGCAAGAATATGAAAAGAATGGTTACTTGGCAGACTTTCCTGTACCACCTAAACCTATTGAACTTTACGATGGTGTATTAATTGGTGAAGATGTTCCTAATTGGTTGTCAGGTAGTATTGTGGAATATTGTTTTATTGAACAAATTCCTGTTTACTTTAACTTCCATAAACCAATCTACGGTGAAGTAGGTAAGAAAGATACCAATGTCCCAGGTGTGAGTGAAATCATCACTGGCCCTACTGGTCATTCAGAACATCATTTGTTTGTGTTTTAATATAGCTAATACTACTCTACCCAAAAGGTAGAGTAGTATTAGTATAATCAATATATTTTTAATATGTTTTATCTGGTAATTCAGCAGTAATCTTTTGTAAATAAGTATTACCGGTTTGAGTCACTTTACAGTTATTCTCTTTAACCAATAAGATACGTTTAAATACATCGGCATTTACTGTAGAGGAGAATACATTAGAACTTAGTGTCCAATTAATTTGGTCTTTATAATCCTCTTTTGATGTAATATCAAACAGTGGTTTATTAAAGTTATCTACTAAGTCAATAGTATTATTCTCTATAGTCAGTTTCTTATCTGTAGAGATAATAATCAGGGCTTTAATGTAAACATTAAGTTCAGTAACACTGATTGTGTTATTTCTAAAGATAATTGAGTTTTCACGTAATTTAGAAGTATTCTCTTCTTGGAATGTTACTGGAGCTGAACGGACACGTTTAGATACAAAACGGTTGTTCTCTACTACTACATTACCTAAACCATTGACTACTTGAGCAGGGGCAATACAGAACATAATATCTGAAACATCTACTGCCTCAATATCATTGTCTTTAATGTTCCAAGTAGGAATAACATTTGGGTCTTGGTCATTATTACGAATCTCAATCACGCGGTGGATACCTTGTTGTTTATCTGTCTCCCACTCCACGCCACGTATTACGTTACCTGTAACATTATAGATAGGACGAGTAGGTTGACCTTTCCATGGTTGCCAATCTTGTGGTTTGGTTTCAATACGGATAGCACGTTGTTGATAATAGTCCATACTGGTACGTACAGGGATTTCATCATCTGCTACTAAACGGAAGGTTTTATCAAATGTAATGTAGTTATCAATAACATCTACACCATTAGATGGATAACCACGTGATTCAATAGCAATACCATGGAAACGGTTATTGATAACACGGTTATTAACGAACTTACCAAACCAAGCATCATGTACATCTAAGCCTTTACGGAAGTTACCTTCAGCGTGGTTATTTTCTACTAAGAAGTTAATATTAACAGAACCAGAACCCATTGCAATACCATAACCAGTACCACCGTCAGCTGCGTGACCATTATGATTCAGATAGTTATCTCGTACTACTAAGTCTTCTTGCCATGCAGAAAGAATACCTGCTACGCGATTGTGGTGTAGATTACAACCTACGATTTTATTGCCTTTAGGTAAACCAATCAATTTAGGATCCATACCTTGTGAATGGTGTTTTTTCGCACCTTCCATTACTTTTTTGTCTACAGTGTTTAAAAATACACCTGCACGGTTACAGCCTGTTACTTCTACTTGAGAGATTAAGCAATCATCTGTGTGTTCCATGTAAATACCATTAATGGTACCAAAGTAGGATTCACCTTTACGATAGAATTCACCTTCGTAAGTTAATGATAGATTTGATATCAAACGTTTAGAAACATGTTCTAAAAGAATACCTGCTTGCGAACGAGCATCTGTAGAGTTTGTTCTAGGGTCCCAGTCAATAGTCTGAGGCCAGTTAAATTTAATTTTGGTTTTACCCATCCCTGCGCCTAAAATACCTTTACAACCTTTATTTTTAGTCGGGCTAATGGTAATCTGTTTTTCTAAAGTATATTCACCTTCGTCAATATACACGAAATCCTCTAGTTTATCAGCGTATTCAATCGCTAACTCTAGAGCTTCTGTAAATGTCCGATTATGTTGGTCTGAACATGAGGGACACATAAAGTAATTTTTTACATCAATCATTTTGATTCCTTTTTGTTGTGTGTAACGTGTTTGGTTCATAGTTTTTACTTATTGTATCCCATGTTTTACACGTAGTAATTATTATTTATTCGTATGAGAATAACCTATAAACCTTTTGAATAAGGAAATAAGATATGGCAATTGAAATTCATTTACCAAGAAAATACTCTAGAGCGACTTTAGAGATGTTAAGAAATAACGATGGTCCTAATGTGGTAATGACCCCTGGGGCTGTAGAAACTACTATTGAAGAATTCACTGATAAAGCTGGTCAACCTGTTACTAAACAATCTGTATTAGATATTTTCAATAAACAAGTCATTGAAAGAACCAACCATATTCCAAAATATAGTCGTGATTACTATTTTGTACCTATGGGTAATTTTGGTGGTTGGCATGACAATGGTATGCACGCTGGTTTAGTAAATATGTTAGGTAATGCTTATTTGAGTAATGAATATGGTTTCATGTGTATGCATGATTATTTGAAATTATCTGACTTTAAAGACAGAGAAGGTGATATTACTATTGATGACTTGAGTAATACTTTTAGTGAAACAATTAATAAATTAGGTACTTTATCTAAATTAAAGATTACTATTAAAAAAGGTAATCGTGTGTTTTCAGAAAGTACACATTATGCTATTGGTAATGGTAGTACTCCTTCTAATCTAATTGATTACAATGAAGTAAAAAATAGAATTATTAATTCTGATGATTTCAATGGTGTTTGTAAAAAATGGTTTGCTAGGATTGTAGATAATAGCAGAAATAATCCTATAAATTACGAAGTACGTTTACCTGACCCTGTAGTGAATGATATTAAGTATTATTTAAATGAACCTTATTTCGGTAGACCAGGTGAAGACAGTCATGAAACATATGGTACCAATAGAGTACAAATTCGTACTTTCTTTGGTGAAGCTGAGAAAGGATTATATTTCAAACTACCTAAGGTAACAAGAAATTTAAAAGGTTTTTCAGTTGCATTAGATAGAAGGGGTGGTAATCATAGACATGAATTACTTTTTAGTAACATCATTGTATTAAATGAAAGAACCAATGTGATTGTTGGTGGTGCACCTGGTAGAAGTTTAGGTGGTGGTGATGGTAATCACACATTCATGTTTAGTAACCCTATTTTATTAACTGAAAGTGGATATGATGATCTTATATTAAAAATTACAGTCAAAACACATGGTAATAGTGGTGATGCTAGTTGGATTAATTTCACAATCAATGAATTAATCTGGAGTGATGATTTTAATACGGATCCTATTGGGACACTTGAATCAGTACCTTTAGAAGTTATCAATAGAGAGATTATTTACAATGACAGGGATGAGCAACATCTAGTCATTAATAAACTAGGGACTATTTATAGATTTAAATATATAGTTAAAGGATTTACTAGAAAAATCCACCATATTTATCATGAATTAACCAATAGTGGTCATTTAAGAACTGTTGGTGATGGTATAGAGGTAAGACGAAATGGTGTATTGATTGGCACAAGCTCTAATAATACTCTTGAATCGCGTGGTCAGGGTGATTCAAAATGGCGTAGACATTATGATTGGAATTATTCTCCTGTTGTAAGATCAAATTTATCTCATTTAGATATTAAGAATGGCGATGAATTAACATTCGTTTTTATTATAGGTAATATGGCTATTGATCCTGATAATAATCCGGTTAATAGTCCTTATTATAGTAATCCCGAACTATACATTAGGTTGGCTAGAGAAGCAAATAGAAGACTCATTGTAAAACAAGTTTACTATAAAGCAGAAACTATCAGTAGATAAATAATTATACTACACTAGGGTATACCCTAGTGTAGTATAATTTACTTTATGTCTAACCAGCCCAACGTGCAGGAGATACTTGGATACGTCGAATAGCAGTACCATCATGATAAACAGCAAATACTTTATCACCTAATACTTCAATTTCAGCAGGGCGTGTACCACTAGGTGCACCTGCTTTATTGGTATTAAGTTCTTCTGCTTGTGTAGGTTCAATGTTTGTTTTAACATTGAAGAAGATACCTGACTTAATCTTCAAACCGCTAAAATAAGTCTTACCTGGTACAAATGTAGGCATACCTACAATATCTCTATCCAGTCGATTAAACTTAATTGCAGAGTTAGTAGAGTTACCAAACTCAATCACATTGTTTTCACCAGTATAGAATTCCTTAATCATCCAACTATTATCAAATGAGAATGTCTGAGCAGCTACAGACGGTGAGAACAAGTTAATGGTCATCTTACCACCTTTGTTATCATAAGCCGCTCTCTCACCAGTACTGAATGCACAACCTTGGAAGTTAATGGTAAATGTATTCCACCAGTTAAAGATATTAGTAGAAGAATAAACAAATTCGTCTGCTTTTACTTTAGCATCGGCTACAGGGTCTGTATTATAAACAATAGTCAAACCAGTAAAAGTTAGAGTGGTGTTATTGGAAATAGACAAACAATAACGAGTAAAGGTAGGATATGTTTTACCACCTCTTGTTAAGTTATTACCTACATAAGCACCTCTAAATTCAATCTTGCAGCCAAGGTCAATAATATCTTGATGACGCTCTTTTGAAGTATTTGCATAATCATTAAATCTAGTACGAATAGCACGAGCTTTAGCGTAGATTTCGTCGGTATTAGGACCATAAGGGATGAATTCAATATTACCACCTCTAAAGTGTACTTCATTACCGTCTTTATGGTTTACTGGATTAGATTCGTATGTAGCAGTCGTACCTGTTACAGAAACCAAACGTTTACCCACAACGTGAGTCTTACCTTCTTTTAGAAGAATAGTACGACGTACATCTGATGGGCCTTGAGCTAGGGCATAACCAATAGTAGCCAGTGGTTTCTCTTTAGTACCACGTTTATTCTCAAACGTAATAGGTTCATCTAAACCAGCGTCTGGGTCTACATAAACGTTAGCAAAGATATCATCTGGTACGTTACCATAGTACAAGCCATCACCATTCCAACGCAATTGGTTATTAGCCGCTGTAGAAATAGGAATAATGTCTTTCGCTAACTTAGGTGTATTACCAAATACACGTCTCATTTCTGTATTGATTTCAGATTCTGCTAAATTAGCTTTAGTACCATTCTCACGAGTAATCTGTTTACCTGGTTGGGTATACTTACCAAATAACATTTTACTTACAATGTTTTCCATAATGGCTTTATTAGACCAAGCAAAATCTTTTACAGCAGTATCTTTACTATCTACATTCTGCTTGTTATAGTAATTGTCAGCTAAGTTTTGCTTATCTACATTGACTACACCTTCCAATTGCGTAATAGAATTACGGATAGGAGGCAGAAGATCATCTACTTGTTGTTTAGTGTATACATTACCTTTTAGGGTATTGATACTACCATTTAACGTCTGAACACGCTCATCGATTTCTGGTTTAGAATATACACCTAACTGTTTAATATTGTCTAATGTTAAACCATGGACATTACCACGTGCGTTAATGTGGTTATCTAGAGATGTTTGCAAGCCTCTTACTTTGTTAAGAATGTCATTGTTAATTTGACGTTTCAGTTCTTCTAACTTATTAGTAATACCATTATTGTTATCACCAATTAAGTTAGCTACATCAACATCGACTTTATTTTTTAGTTTCTCTAACTTAGCATCAAATCCACCAATGGCTTCCCAAATCACATTATGGGATTCCTCATCACCAATTAAGGTGGCTTTAATCAAACGTTCAATAACGTAGATTAAGCCTTCATAACCATAAGTTTGCCAAATAGGATGAAAGTGTTCTGCTGGTGGGAATGCATCTGGTTTATTAGCAATATTCAACCAAGACACTGGTCGGTTGTCTAAATTAAGACTGTTTAATTTATTTTGTAATGCAGGGATATCGATAGAAGTAAACTGACCACCTACTGCTTGGTATGTTACAGAAATATTCTTACTTACTGTTTTATCTACTAAGACAATGGTAGAGGCTGCACCTAAACCTGTTAACCCTGCAATGGTTTCTGAAGTATCTTCGAAGAAGTAAGAAGCACGTGGAACGACTTGGTTAGTTTTCTTATCTTTAATCACGACACTTTCAATATAAAAATGAGCGTGTTTAGGAGAGATAATTCTAACTTCTCTATCGTTCAGTACATGACCTTCCTCAGATACTAAGTTATTCGGATTTCGTCCTGATTTATCGAACTCATACCGAATTTTCATTTCTGGTGAAATAGGCATTTCTAAATTCCTTATTTTAATATAAACACTCAAAGATATTCGATAAAATTACTACGGTGATTTATTTCACCGTAGTAATTTATCTTATTAACTCCAGCGAGCAGGAGGTACAAATTCAGTTTTAATTTTATTAGAATTACTGTCTAATAGGAAACTCTTTATCGTATTGATAATTGTGTTTTCCATATCACCTGAATTAAATACCATTTGATTAGCAGCAGAGAAAGATTTAACATTACCATTGCTATCAATTAATACTCGTGCACCTGTACCAGTATAAATTGTCATGCTACCATCTGGTTCAATAATTACTCTATCTTTACTAGCAACCTTAGTTAGGATACTGCCGTCTTCTTTAAATTTAAAACCACTATTACGAGCAGCAGAACCTAAGATGTCTAAGTCAGCAGAATTATTTGGAGTCAAAGTGATTTTCTTTTTAAATACGCCGCCTTCATTATAGACTTTAGTAACAGCCTGATTAATGGCTTGTGTAGCAGCAGTATCTAAATAAGATTTATACACCACAGTTTCATCTTTACTAACTTCTGGGAATCGAACTAAGTAGCTATTGCTTCCTTCAATATACTTCAGATTCAAACGAGGATATACTTTGGTTGCACCAGTAACATTAGAACTAGGAAGTGTTTCAAAAATCCATTTACCATTACCTGATGGCATTTGAATCTTCGTCCACTCGTTTTGTTTACCTACTTGTAATTGACCATTAATCGCCTGATTACCTTCTTTACCTACTTTAGTATCTAGATTAGTATCAGTAAAACGTTTTAAATCACCTACTGCTTTTTCAGAAGCTACTTTAGCAGTATCTGTACCTGTAGTAGAATGAGAAATACGATTCTCTGATACACTGGTTAACATCCAGTTGCCCCAACTACCATCGTATTCAGTAGTACGGGTATAAGTATTACCAGTGCTAAATGCTGTATAAAATTGTAAACCTTGGTAAGCACCTGGCATTACCCAAAGTGTACCTGCTCTTTGTTCTGGATAGTTTCTCGCAGTCGTAGCATTAACGTTGGCGTCTTGAGAATAGAAACCATAGTGTTCATCACCTTTAAGTGTATTCAAATCTTCATTAGTCAATACTTTAACAAATCTGAATAAGTAACCTAAGTTTTTACTGTCTACAGTGGTCATGACTTGTTTTTTATTAGACCAACCCATCTTCAAGATATTTGCATTAGCTGTAGGTGCTAATTGGTCTACGCCAGTACCCATGTTTACAAAGTTCTTAGTAAAAGCATTACGGTTTTCATTTTCAATTTCAGTCTTAATAGTCGCTAATGATTTACCTGCTAATTGGTCAGAGTCTGACACGTGTGATTGACGAATCTCTTCACGCCAGGCTGCGGGTGTCTTACCGCCAAATGAACCTGCATTCACACTGTTATTAGCTTGTTGTAAAGACTTAGCAACGATTTGGTCAACTGTTAAACCACCTACTTGAGTGACGTTGTTTTTCGCTTCGTTAATAATCGCAGCAGCAGATTTACCACCTAAAGTAGCAGCGTCTAAGTTACCAGCAATATTAGTACGTACAGTTTGTGTGATTCTATCTACGACTGCATTACTTACATTGTTTGCTACAATATCTCTTTGGAATTCAAATTTCAAATCAGATACTGACTTACCTTCTAATCGAGCAGCATTCACATTCTGTTTAGCAGAAGCAATAATTTGTTCTTTAGTAGAACCATTTAACTGTGCTGCATTGACATTGTTTTTAGCTTCACTTAAAATAGTCGTTAAGTTTTTACCATTTAAGGTAGTAGCATTGATTTCTTTAGCCAATAACCAAGCAGCATATTCATCTGGAGTCTTATTACCAAAGCGCTGAGTATTACCTACTGTAGTATTATTTAAACGTTGCATGATGGCTTCATTATTACTACCAGTAGCACTTTGGATAGAAGCATTAATACGGTTAGTTACGTCTTCCATCATCTGCGGATAAGTTAAGTTATTAAACTTAATGGTGTTGGCTGAAGTACCTTCTAATACCCAGTTTTTAAGTTGTTGAGAGTTACGGCCATCCATTAATGTAGTATCGGCAGCTTTCTCATTTTTACCTAATTTACCAGATAAAGCATTATTTAAATCTAATGTCGTGATTGCACCAATATCAGCAGCAGTTAAGTGGTGTACATTACCACGGGCATTGATATGTTCAACAATCATGGGTTTGATGTAGTTATCAATAATGCCTACTACGGACTTAGGTGTAACATAATAGTCTTCACTACGGTCAGTATATTTAGTAGCAGGTAATGTAGATAAGTTACGGATGTTACCTAAACCAATATCATTCTTAGTAATACGACCTACTGCTAGGTTTACTTGGTTAATAATGGATTCTTGTAATGATTCACGTGACGCGGAACCTAACTTACGTACTTCAGCAATCAATTCTTCAATACCAGGCATTTTATTAATGTCATGAGTATGTTCGATTACTGGGAATTGTTGTGGTAAGTCAGCCACTTGTTCCCAAGAAGTAGTGACTGGGTTATGCATCCATTCTGATAGAATGTGGTTAATTTTTTGAGCATCGATGTTCCAAATACCGCCTACTGTACGATATTCTAAATACACATCACCGCTAAATTTTCGATTAATGAATTGTACTGAACCATAGAGTACTTTACCGGCTCGCATGGTGGCTTGAATAAACCTAAAGCCAAATACGTAGTCTACACCTTCAACCATGTAGTTCTTAGCACCTTGCTGTGTTAATGTATACATTTTAAAATCATTAACAAAGAAAGGAGCATAGTCTGGTACAATGTAGTTAAAGTCGTAATTATTCTTAATGGTTACAGTATGTCGTTCATTCCGGATAATGTTGTTTTGATTTATCCCGTTAGGGTCAAATGCATAAACAGGATTTGTATTTTGTGCCATATCAATTCCTCGAATTTATGAAACTTTTAGTACGACTAACGGAATATAAAAAAATACCGTTAATACTTATTTATTAATCTATAATGCGCCTGTCGCAAATATTCATATATTTGTCTCGAGCGTGTAGGAGAATTTACATGGCTGCTGCATATGAAATTAAATCAGCAATGGGTAGGGTCATTGGCTCCCAAGCACAATGGGAACCAGTAGATTTAAAGAAATACCCTTTAGATAAATTATATAAACGTTATAATACCATACGTGCTACTCTTTTTAACAAGTATACTAAAAAGAGTGGTGTGATTACTGTAGACGATTACGAGACTGAATTAAGAGCTAATGAAACCTTCTTTCGATACTTAGATAGAATTGGTGAGAAAGGTTTTAAATTAACTCCTGGTAGTACTGAGATTAGTAAGTCTGGTTTACTTTATAAAGAAGCACTAAGTAATCGATTTAAGATTGTACCTGTTAGAAAAGGATTATTGCCTGACGGTGACTTTAGTGATAAGTATATCTATAATGATTTATTTGTTACTAAAAAAGGAGTTAATCCAGTAGAGTTACAGAAGTATACTTTATTTACTGTCAATGGTTATGTCCATCAAACAGATGCTAACAGTAAAGGGTTATGGGTAGAAGATGGTTATAAAACCATTAAGAAGAGAAAGAAACACTGTATTGGTGTCATTAGTTTTGAGAATCTAGGTGCTTTGAAACAAATACCTATTCGTAAAGAAATGATTAGTAAACTCAATGATAAAGTTAGTTTATACCATGAGTGCGTGATTGATATTGGTGAAGACTGTAGTAATAAAACCATTATTCTAATACTAGGTGGTTTCATGCATGTCTTAGATTACGAAGTGTTTAGTCGTATTTCAGACAGTGCTGTAAAAGTTAAATTAAAAAATGTACCTTTGTTAGAACGTATTCATTTAAGTAACGATGACTTAGATTATGGTGATACTTTATTTGATAAGAAATACGGTGAGACTAATTTAATCTTAACAGATGTTTATTCAGATGACTTTATTAAGAAATACTTGACACTCAGTTATTCTTTTATTGTCTTACTGGATAATACTGAAGTATTTAGAGACATTACTTACCCTAGAATGCGTGGTATTCCAAATAACTATTTAACAGAATATAAACCTAAATTACCCATGATGACACGATTGGGTAAATTTGAAGAATATGTTACTATTAAAGACGGTGATACTTACGTATTAGAAACTGCAGACTGTCAGTATCGTCCACGTTTATATAATAAGAGCTGGCCTTTAACGGAGAATAGTTATTACAATGATGCACGTCAGCCTACGGACAGATATCGTATCCCATCTGCCTACTTCTTTAATCTACTGACATTAGTTAAAAAATAAATAGCATAAAAGACATAGCTACTACTCTACCTTTTTAGGTAGAGTAGTAGTATGTTAACACTAAGGAACTAACATGATGAAACAAAAATATGGCGAAAATTTGTTTCATTCTCATGGACGAGAAAAACCCGACATCTTTCTCATATAAAACATGTATTAGAAAATTAATACTTAAACTTTTCTGTAGGTGTAGGTACATCATTAGGTAACATACGACAGAATAAACGGGTATCTACAAAAGATAAGTTTAATCCAGCATGTTTACAAATAGATTCAATAGCACCAAATGAGTCTTCATTAAAGTCTTCAGACTCTAAGTCTTTTTCTGAAATGATTTTAACAGATTCGATTTCTTTATTAATTTCATTTACCTGATTAAGACCTTCTTGATTAGACAATGGAGCAATACGTGGACACAACATCACTACAGTCTCAAGTCGTTTTTTAATAAACTCTGTATAATGGTGCGTTAACCATTCATTCCAGTCGTAACAATAGAATGAAACCACATTGTCATCTAACCAATCACTACTAATTTTCTTAAGAGGCTGATGAATTACCCTTACTGGAACAATATTACCTAAATGAAGTTTAATACAAGTTACCATGTCATTTAATTCTTCTTTGGTTAATTGATAAGGATAAGTGTTTAATACTAAGTCCACTTCTGCTTCTTTGTTCTCGTATGTATTTTCTACAATATAAGAACCAATGATGTCTCGAAGATTAATCATGAGATTAGTCATGGTAGAATTAGCCAATACAGCAATGTTTCTTTCAGCATAACGTTTACGAAACTCGTATAAGTCTATACCTGGAAACTCGTCTCTTTCTCGTGTAAAGAAACCTGTTACTTGTAGTTCATCTGCTTTTTCAAAATCCATCATCTCTAGTACAGCTAATCGAGTGTCGAATAATTCATCTAGACTAACCAGAAACCCATGTTTCTTTTGGACTTCTTTATTAATCATTTAGTTATCCTTTCAAAGTAGATTCACTTAAAATATAGTACAACACACAATCTTTGTAGTTTAATTTAGTAAATGTCTGTAAAACAATAAATATCCAAATATCAGGTCTAATAAGATAATTCTTAGTAATGTCTTCTGCTAGATTTTGACTATTAAGGTCTCTAACCAATGTATTGATATAAAGACGAACATCATCGTATAGCCCATGGTTATTTAACTTAAAGTGACAATAAATATCTTGTAAGATATTAGCTATTAAATTAGCTTCTTCTGTACCTGATGTAAGATAACGATAAATGTCTTGAATTTTCTCTATTTTAAATAAACTATTAATGTAAGAAGACAGTTTATTGTCTGTACTTGTGGTAAAGAATAAAGGTAATTGTTTACGCTCGTCGAATCTAGAAAGAACATGTGCACTACTGCGATAAAGTTCTTTTTCTATTCTTTTTGAAAAAGAATTATCTTCTTTAATCTCTTGGTCTAATTTAGCGATATAATTAGTAGTATAAGCATATGCTACTTCTACATCACTTTGTTCTTGTGTCAGGTCAATGTCTACATCTTCCATTTTGGTTTCCTTTTATTTTTGCAATAATGTAGATTTTAACATCATTGCTGTTAAATAAGAATGAAGCATTAAGGTTGCACCTACTTCGCCACTATATGGTTTTAAGGCATCTGCTGAAGCCCTACCCATTTGAGAAATAGATTGCTCTAATAGACGCATACCTTTTTCAGAACCACCCCTAAAGTGCATCATTTCTTCCACAGTTTTATTTAGACCCATGGCTAACAACATATTGACTTCAGGATAAGATACACGTGCACCTTTTGAATTAGGACCAGTAGCTTGTCCTGTATAGAAGTCGACATGGTTATTGTCTTTAGGAATAGAAATCTTTTTAGAAATCAATTGCTGTTGTACACGGATAGGGAGATAAACAATCATCGCTTCTTTATTTGATAATTCCCAGCTACCGTCTTCTTCAGGCATCCAAATCTTATGGTAAAACTCAATACCGTACTCGTGTCCTACTTTATGTAAATTATCCATATTCAGACGGGCATTATCATCACCAATTGGTGAGAATAACTGTAAGTAATCTTTTTCATTCTTAAACGAATGCATTAATTCTTCAAATTCTTTGTCGCTTAATCTATCTAAACGCTGCCGAGTTAGTTCAGCGTTATTGGTTTTTGGTAATAGCTTACCAATAAATTCTACAGCTAAATCAGTCGCTGCTTTTCTGGCATTATTCATTTTGAACTACCTTATAAAAACATATAACAATATAAACACCTACGTAATCATAAGATTACGTAGGATGTCTAATTATTTACTGTTGTGTTTGTTCTTGTACTGGCTCTTCTTCCACTACTGTCTCACCAGCGTGGTCGAGGTGTTCTTGAGCTTCTTTGACTTCCTCGTCATTAGTTTCAAGAACAGTTTCTTCACCGTGCTCCAGTTGAAGATTGTCTGTATCTTCGCCTTCGCGTACATTACCATCTTCATCAAATAGAACTTTAATTTCTTCGTTCATCTGCATCATCTCATTTGCTAATTTACGATTAGTTTCAAATGCCTCTCGAACAACGGCGGCGGTAGCTTCTTCTTGAGATTCAATCTTATTCTCTTCGCGAGTAAACCATTCACGGTCAATCTTGCCATGTTCTACATAGTAGCCAATGTAAGGGAGGATTTGAGTATCTAATAACTCTAACCATTCCTTAGAAGTCATAGTTTCACCCAATAGAGAACGAATCTCACGTGTGTTATAACCCTCTTCTTTCTTACCAGATAGTTCACCAATGCGGAACAAGAACAAACGAAGTTCACGAGACAAAAGAAAGATTTGTTCAGTAATAGATTTGTTATAAATTACTGCTTTCAAGGTATTGATATTAAATCCCATGAAATTAAACAAATCAGTCAATGTAAAGAAACCATGTTTATCAATCAGCTTTTTCAAATCACTCAAAATAAAATTAGGGTCAGTAATCAGAGCTTCAAATGTCTCATCTTTCAAACCTGTTTTATTTAGAGTATCTTCTACCTTTACTGATTCTTCACCAGCCATTTTAGCATATTCGTCATTAATCTCTTGAGCTGTTTCTTTAGTCAATTCGATTACTTGTTCTTCATTAGTGTTATTCAATTCAGTCATTTTGATTTCCTTTATTTAGAAGATTCTTCAATCATTTCAGTGATTGATTTAACAAACTCTTTACGATATTTTTTCTTGATGGTTTTCTTATCGGCTTCTAACCAGAATGGGTGATAAGTACCTAATGCAATACGCATAATATCTAATGTAGAGAGTTCTAGTTGACAATGGTCGTCATCGTCTGCAGAATACCATGGGCGTGTATTCAATAAGATGTCCCAGTCGTAACCTTGTTCTTTCACTTTCTCGTAGAGTGTTTCTGGAGTAAGGTCAAGAAGTCGAACATCAATATTTCCTAATGCTGCACGCCAGTATTCTTTCATCTGCAACATGTCTGCACAAATCTGAATAGCTCGAGCCAAACGAAGGTCTTCATCCATCAAACTACGAACAGTAGTACGAGCTAATTTTACTTCAGGGCGTAATACACAGTAAGAATCTTTAAAGCTACCATTCAAAGACATGTCGCCTTTTAAGCCAAAGAAACCATGAGTACGTAAGAAATGGAAGTTAGTCAATTCTTCCAATACACCGTACTTCTGCGATACCACTACGTTTACAGTCACACCAGATGGGCCTGTCTTACAACGTAACATTTTCATGCTTACTACGTTTAAGTCATCTGGGTTATTGTCTACGCCAACACCTTTTAATGGATAGTCCATTTGGTTTTTATCGTATTTGTTCAATTTTGCTACACCACGAATCAACCACATGGTCATGGCAAGATAGTTGATGTTATTAGGAACACCTTTCAATTGCATACCACGATCTAAGTGTTGGAGTGGTTGGTGTACTGGCGCATATGGATCAAGCTGATATTTCTCACCATAGTGGACAGTAGTGGTTAAATAAGTATTTGTACCTACTAAGATATCTGGTAGTTCGTCAATCATGTTGCGTTTAATTTTACCAGAAGTCATGTGGAGCATATTTTGTTTGGCATCACCTAAGTCTGTTTTATCACGCAATTCATTAATTTGAGAACCTTCAAACTTAGAAGCAGAGTCCAATGTAATATGGGTAGGTAATAGAATTTTAATCTTCTTACCTTCCCTATCTAGAATAGGGATTTCCACCATCATTTTAGAACCTGCTTTTTTCTTAGCGTACATCCAGTCTTTTGCCATCTTAAACCATTCGTCACCTTTATAGATGGCTGATTCAGTCACAATCCAACGACCTGATTGGAACCAGTCTGGTTCATGGTCTGGACGAACAATTCGACGTAGACGTGCTTCTAAGCCAGGCATAAACACATTATTCTCTGTATCGTATTTTTGACCAGTAGAATAACGATGTAAACGGAATGCACAAATCTGACTAATATAGTCAGCAATAGCGGATTTATATGAGTTACCAGGACCTACAATTACAACGGAACCATTATGTCCACCGTTTGTAATATAACGTCCATGTTCTCCTAATACAGGTGCACCTGTTAGAATATCCATTAAGCAACCGATATTGATATTTGCGCGAAGATATGGTGATGTCTTCGCTTCCATTTGAAAGAAACCTTCAATAGCCATGTTATGTCCTTTATTGAAAATCTGTTTGTCGGGGGGTTAAATATAATGTATTCAAATATATTGGGAGAGACAATTTATTTAGCTATTTTTTAACCATAATTAAGAAGAAAGTCATTTAACATGAGTAAATTTGATGCATTAAAAAATCAATGGAATGTTCCATTGGAAGTATCGATTGAGCAACTCAATCTCTCCGTATCTGAATTGAAAGATATCCAGTTAAGTAACGAAGGTTTGATTCAAGCGATTACTAGTATTTTTAGTAAAGGTTTTAACGCTTTAAGATTAGGTGTAAACAAACTAACTGAAACAGAACAAAAGCAGCTTTCAGTAGATGAAGAAGCGGTTCGTAAATTGACCAGTAAAGGATTTACTAATAACTACGCTTATTTAATCGACCGTCAAGTATCCGTACCAGCAGGTATGAATACCACCTATGTTACTTACACGTCTCATGGTTTGAAAATGTCTGAGACATTTAAAAATACTATGGGTTTAGTTGAACAATTGCGTTCTGACATTGGTCGTATTATTTCCACACAAGATGGTATTAAAGATGCTACTATTTTCTCAGATGCACTCTATGTAAAAGCTCTGAAAGAATTGAAAAAAGATTTAGATACTCTTAGCAAGATTCGTAAAGGTAATGAATTTAATGCTATGCGTCCTTATGGTGATGTATTTAAAAACAATGGTGAGTTAATCGAATCTATTAACATTACTCGTAAAGCTAATAATAACTTTAACTTAATCGACCGTCGTAAATTAATGGTTTCTGTAGAAACTACAATGAATTATGTGAAAGAGTTATCTGATTTAGCAAAACAAGATGGATTCTCTAAACAACTGGTTGCTAAAGTAGGTAATGCTGTAGCTTGTGTGGCAGAATTCATTGAAGCATTCAGTGCTTCTATATTTAATCAAGAAATGACAGTACGTGCTTTAAATGAAGTTTCTTGGGAAATAAGTGGTTTAGCTTAAAAACAATTACTACTGGGGTGCCCTTACAGGTACCCCAGTAGTAGTATGTTATCTTGCTTTTAGTTTTTTGATTTCTGCTTCTAAGGTAGCGACTTTATTCACTAATTCGATGACTTTCTCTTCAGCTATTTTCAGTTTAGCTCCTTTATCCGCATCTCTCTTAGCCAATTCAGTAATCTTAGCCAACGCAGGAGTTTGTTCCTTCTTACGTGTCTCTCTTACTGATTTGATTCTCTCATGGTCTTGATTTGAAATAATGTGTATTTCAGACAAAGCCATGGCCTCAGCATGTATTTCAATACCTACATTTAAATTACATAATTCTTTAATTTGTTCAATTAACAAATCTAAATTAGTATTTAATGGCATAGCACCTAAACGAATACCAATACCCATACTCACATAATTCACACCTGTGCCAATAGGATAAGATACTAAGTAATGTAATGGGAATGAATATCGTTGTCCAGAATCAGTTCTTAGGAATACTATCCTGCCTTCTGTTTCCATGTGCTCTTTATAAGTTGCTTCAGGTATCTCATGCTTCTTATAATACGTTTCATAAGGGTCGATACCTATTGCAATGAGTTGACCATAGTTAGATATTGCGGTACACTCTAAAGCAGTATTAACAGGTAACAAAGAATTAAAAGGGACTTTAAGTTCCCATAATCCTTTTGACCCTACTGTTGGGTTATTTAAAGAAGACATTCATTTATTCCTTATTTTTTATTAAAGTTATACTTAGCAGCTACTAAGTAATGGAATCCCTCAAAGTTCATGACTAAGAATAACTTACCATTACGGGTAACACGAGTATAAATCTTATCACCATTGATGATTTCACCACCAGGTAAAGTTAAACGTTCACGTGGTAGTGTAGAAGTAGGTGTCATTTCTTCAGCAACAGCCATCATGTCTTGTAACTTCAAAGACCAGTTTTGTGTACGGGTAGATTGATAGTTAAAGTCAGTAGAGGTAGAAGGTACGTCAATAAAGTCAGGGAACATGTCTCTGATTTTAAATTTATTGTCTCTGTTTTCTGGAGAACCACAAACACTAGAAGTAATAGAACGATAGTACAATGAAGTAACTTGTAAGTTATCTTGAATGTGTGCATCTGGCATTTCATTCATGAAAGGTTTACCATACTTAGTAAAGGCTTCTTTATAATTCATGGCTGGAGAATATAAAGAGGCTTTCTCTTTTACTTTATTCTCGTTACTGAATACATCCCATTGTGGTACAATAATGAATTCATTGCGTTTAAAGATTTCTGGGAATACTTCTTTCCATTCATCTCGACTGTGTGAAGAATTAGCTAAAATAGTTTCTTGAATCTTCTCACGTACAGAGTCAATATTGTCACCTGCATCACCCCAGATTAATACATACCAATTGGTATCTAATTCTGGTCTACGGTTAACTGGATTGTGCCATTTGAAGATATCCAATCGAAACACGGTAACAGGTGAAGAACCTTTTTTAGCATTGGCTTTCTTAGTCAATAGATTAACTGGGGTTTTAGCCAATTCAGCTTCTACTTGAGTACGTGTAGTAAAAAATACATCCATTGCATCTACTGGAGGGACAATCTCAATTTCAAAATCATCGTATTCTGATTTAAATGATTTATCACTAAACCAAACATGAAATTCATTATTGTTATTGTCTTTCCAGGATACCCATTGAACACAATAGTAGTTACCGTCTGTAACGACATTACCTAATTGGAACATCTGAGCACGTGTACGGAAAGTATCTAATAGATTACGTTTCAATTCATCTACGTAGATTTCACGAGCTGAACGCAATACATAATCGTAGATATGTTTAACAATATCTAAAGTCAGATTCAAATCATTTGATGCAATCTCGACACGTCTATTGTTGTCAGTAGAACGAAATAGTGCTAAAGTGATTGACTTATCTGTATTGTGGGTATATAATGCAATATCTTTCTCGTAAGTACGAGATTCTGTAGATAGTTCACCAAAACGATGTTCTTCCATTCTGGTGTTAGTCACGAAGAAATCGTGTTGTGCAAATGCTTTAATAGATTTACTCATTTTTTGTCCTTAAATATACTAATATACAATGAATAACTATAGGAGAATAAACATAATGTGGAAAATAATTTTTGGCTTTATCTGGGAACTTATTATCGGTAAGGATGTAAGACCAGGTAAAGCTTATCAACATCATAAATTTCGTATACTATTAGTAATTGTAGTATGCGCATCTTTATTTTATAATTTCATGGTCACTAAAAGACTGATTGTTTACTACGATGCATTCAACGAGGTGAATGTTAAGTACGAAAAATTGAAAAAAGAAAATAGACAATTAGAATCAGAAAATAGGAAATTACATGACATTGTAGTTAAGCACATTGACCGAAAATATATGCCACCGCCACCAGCTGGCACAATGTAAATAAAAACAGATGTTTGGTTTCTATGAAAAAAGTAATCTCTCAATACTCTCAATTCACTTTAACTATAGGAACTAAACATTATGTCTTATACTGGTAAAGGACTCATTATTTACTGCGATGGCGGTAACTTTAAAAGAAACCCAGGCCCAGTAGGGTCGGGTCTTTATTATTATACTTTCTCTAATGAAGAAGCTGAAAAAGTATTTCCAATCAAGGGTATTAGACCTACTAATAAGGGCTTTACTGATATTAAAATGCAGAAAGTAAAAGAATACCCTAGTGTTGGAAACTTAGATGAGTTTGTTAAATCTGTACTAGACGATGAATCATTTTACGATGTTAAGATTACAAACATGGTAGAATGGTGTAAGGGTACAGGTACTATTGGTAGTAATAATGTGGGTGAGTTACTCGCATTCTTACAAGCACTAAAAATTATTAATCAAGAACATCCCGATGTTTGTATTATCTTTACTGACTCTGAATACATTATTAAAGGTATGGGTTGGTTAGATAAATGGAAGTCTACTGATTTCATTACTGGTTCTGGTAAACCCATTAATAATAAAGAAATATGGGAAGAAATCTACAAAGAAAGAAATATCCTCCGTGCTAATAAGATTCCTTATTCTATTAAGTGGATTAAAGGTCATGGGGATAATATCAAAGATAGTCGTACCATTTCAAACATCAGCAATATGTTTGCAGATAACTGTGCCAGTATTGGTGCTTCATTATCCAATAACAAACTTTACTTTCCAGATACATTAGATGAAGTATATCGTGAGGTCACAATAGAGGAATTAAAAATAGACAAAAAACCAGAACCGATACACCCTCTATTGGTTAATAAACGACTTTATTTTAGTTTCGGTGGTAGAACTGATAAAAATCTTTTTTATGTTGGCAACCCAGGATATCAGGTTGAAGATATTTACATCGGTAAACAAATCCCTGACGCACAAATTGGCATTGTCTACATGAAGGATAGAAACCCTGTCATCGAAATGGTAGAGGAGGAACAAAACAAATGGTTAAATCAACATTATGGTTATAATAACTTAATGTATTGTCTGATGTTAGACAATATTGCTAATACTAAGACTTACCGTAAGTTAGCAAAATACGGTAATATCTTCATCTCTCGTCCACAAGGTGTTCCTAACCTAGAAACAGTAGACGGTAGTACACTGACATATGTGAACGACCCAGTATACTTAGGGATGAAGAACATTGATAATATTTCTGCTTTGCAGAATGTATTAGATTTGTATAAAGATAATAGTCCTTTAGTTAAAGCAGTAGATTTAACTGAATTGTTTTATTCTACTAAAGAAATGGAAGTCGTCGAAGATTTACAGGGAAATAATATTAAAACGGTAATAGGTAAGACGTTACTTAAAGAGCACACTAACACAATGAAATCCATTAAAGTTCCTATTGAATTTGGTGGTGATGAATTTGTGAAAGAAAAGCAAGTTAAGAATATTATTTTAACCTGTGGTATCGACATGCCAAGAAGAAATCAGATGAAATATTTTGAACAAGAATATCCATCTGTAAAACTTCTGGTATGGCATAATTCGTGTGCTTTGTATCGTTTTGCTTTTCTAGTAACTTTACATGAAAAGTTAAGTGAGGAAAAACTTACAATTAAAAACTATGGAATTTGGGAAGGCGTAGGGGTATCTCAAATTCTACTTGATTAACAGGATAGCCTACCATGATGAGTATAATCTATAAACTTCTAAAATTTCTACTCCCAGAGCGTTTAATTAGAACTTTGTTTATTACATCTCTTTATACGAAACTGTTTAATGTCAAGACTTTAGATATAAGAATTTATCATAAAGTCAATAAGCTCTTAACAGTGTGTAATAACGACTATGCGTGTGGTGCTGGGATGAGCTTAGCTCAAGTCTTCTGGAATGGTGTAGAACTACAGATTGTCAAAGCAGAATTGAATTCAGAAAATCGTGTCGTATTGACAAAAGAAGCTGAAGAAGAGATTGTTTCTAAGATAATCAGTAGAACACCTAATTGGCTTATTTATAATCATGCTGACATGGTTATAGATATCAAGAAGATGATTGAAAATCGTTTAGAACTGAAGAATATTACAGCTTAAAAATAAATAAATAATATATTACACTAGGTACTGTAATGGTACCTAGTGTAATAGTATTTATTAAATTGGTGGAGAAGTAATAGATTGTGTTTCACTATGTCTATGGCCATTATAGGATTTACCATCAATAATGTGGTCACCTTCCGTAACCATATTACCAATATGCTTAATGTCACCACGCATTTCAAAGCCACTGCCGTCACCCCCAGGCCCTGCGCTAATGCCACCTGCTACAGTTAAGTTACCAGTATGTGTTTGAATTGGTGTCACTGTAGCAATATTAGCAGTAGCATTATTCTGCATTTGCATTGTATTCACTTGTGTTACTTGAGATACATTAGAGGTTAGATTATCACAACTAATGGTAATATCGCGTTTATTAATCTCAATATAAGCACCTTGCGCTGTTTGTAAACGAATGATACCATTTCCTGAATCTATCTTAATTAAATTCCCAATGTCATCCATGATGTTAACTAAACCTTGTTTAACATCTACGTTAACATCATAAGCCCATTTCTCACCATCTGATTTAGTAGTGTGTACGAAATTGACTTTCTTCTCGTGTGTAGAAATACCTTGAGTCCATGTATTCTCTGGGGTAGGTTTTTCATTCTCATTTTGAGTATTAGAGTAACCCATGATTCTGGTTTCTAGCTTCTGATAGTTTTTAGAATTAGAAACCGTTTCCCAATAGAAATAATCTGTATTGGCTTCACGGTATATTTGTACTTCTGCACCACGTCTAATATTAGGTGGTACCATCATGTTTGGGTCACGACATAACCACTTAGCCACAATGGTATTACTGGTGCGTACACCAGTCGATATCTTATTACCATAGCTATCGGTATATTCTGTCGTATATTCTTCTATAACATCATGTAGTTCACCATCTACCATAGGTAGGATACTCTTAGGCCATACAGTCAATATGTCTGTATTTATCTCTAAGTTAATGGCTGCGATACCCCTTGAATATGGTACAAGGTTATTTAGATTATCCATTATACTTTCCTTTATTAATATATTGTAACCTTTCATATTTTTGAACAATTATGTCTTATTAAAAGGATAATAACCGTGAAAATATTATCATTAGAATTAAAAGGTGCTATTCGTTTAGAATTAAGTGGTATTAAAAAGATTACGATTACCCCTGAAACCAGCATCATGGCAGTGATTGGTAGTAATGGTAGTGGTAAGTCTAGTCTATTACATTACCTAAGCCCTATGTTGGCTGATAAGAGTGACTTTAGTAAAGACGGATATAAGAAGATTAGGGTAGAACACAATAACCGTATTTATTGTTTGACTTCTGATTTTAGCATTAACAAACATTCTTTCGTAGATGAAGGATTAAATGAAGAATTGAATATCGGTGGTACTGCGACTATGCAGAAACAACTGATTAAAGATTATTTTAATTATACTGATAAAATCCATTTACTCTTAACAGGTAAAGAGAAGTTTACACAGATGTCCCCTGTAAAGAGAAAAGAATGGTTTACTATGCTGTGTGATTCTGATTACACATTTGCGATTAATACATTCAATAGGGCAAAAGATAAACTACGTGATGCTACTGGTGCTTTAAAGAAAATGACGCAACACCAAATGCAATTGACTTCTACTAATGTGGAAGAAAATGAATTAGCAAATATTAATGCTTCTATTAACGAACACAATCTTAAAATTGAAGAACTCAATAAGATTATTGGTTACAAAGACGCTTTTGCTAATCCAAATTACAATATTGACTTAGAGAATAATCTAACTTCTTTAGTCAATAAAGTAGAACCATTGAACGACAGATTAGTAAAGTCTATTACCGATATCTCTAATAAGGAATTAACACCAGAATATAAAGAAGAAATCATTCAGCGTAAACTTTCTTTAGAAAAAGAATTAGAAGCGACTGAACTACTGTATAGCCATTTGATTAAAGAATATAGTCAAATGGAAAATAAGATTAGTCAGGTAAAGATTACTTCTCATTCTGAATTAGAATCTACTCGTATTAAGATTGAAGAATTAACAAAGAAGAAAAACGAATTAGAAAAACAAGCTAATTCGATTCCATGTGAATATCCCATTACTGATTTACACTTACAAAAAGAAGTATTGGTACAAGGTAACCCAGATGTTTTAGAATTACTCCATCGTTTAAGTTTATTCGGTGATGAAGACATTACTCGTGATTCTATTGGTCAATTAGTTGATAAAATAGATTCAACTAAGAAAGAACAATCTAATCTTACTGTTTTGTATAATCGAATTGACGAGAGAATTAAACATTTAGAACAAAAAGAGAAAGAGATTAAAATCCTTTGTCCTAATTGTTCACATGAATTTCATCCTGGGTTTGATAAAGAGAAGTATGATTTGTATTTGAAAAAACGAGAAGAAGTTCAAGGAGACCTTGATAAGATTACTACACTTATTAAGGATTTAGAAGAACAATACATCGATAAGAATACAAAGTATACTATCTTAAAAGACTTTAGTCAATATTGTCGAAATCAATCTAATGTGTTAAACCAATGGTGTGTTGATGTTATTCGTAATAAACTTTATCTAGGTAAAGTATACGAAGCAGGTGAACTTTATAATAATTATAAAGACTATGTGGTTTTGCTATCTGATATCGATAAACTGAATCGAGAGATTCTCTCTTATCAGCAAATTATTGACAATGCAAATCAAGTAGATGAAAAAGAACATCATCTTTTAACCGAGCAATTAAATAAGATGTCAACTCAGTTAGAAGAAGTGAGAAGAAAGAAACAAAGTATTATTATCCATTTGGAATCTATTGAAGATATTCTTCGTTACTATAATGAATTTGAAGAAGCTAAAGACTCTCTTCAAACGACATTGGATGATATTGACGATATCCAAATGAAGTTAGCTGAATACGATATTTATACTTTGGTATCTGGTTTAATTGCAGAAGAAAGAAATCAAGTAGCTATATTGACCAAAAAGCAAATTGAAATCATTACTCGTGAAAAGAATATCGAGATGGTAAATAAACAAATCGAAGATATTAAACAAGAAATTGAATCATGGTCAGCTATTGTCGATACATTAAATCCACAAGATGGTTTAATTGCTGAAGGTCTATTAGGTTATATTAAGATATTCTTAGCCAGAATGAATGGCTTTATCCAATCTATTTGGTCTTATCCTCTTATTATTCATCCTGCTAAAATGACAGATGGTGAAAGTAATGATGAGTTATCTTATCGTTTCCCAATGACTGTGGGTTTGAGTGAAAAACCAAAAGCAGATATTTCTTTAGGTAGTGATGGTATTTTAGAGATTATTGATTTAGCATTTAAAATGATTGCCATGAAAGCATTAGGTTTATCAGGTTATCCTATATTCTTAGATGAGTTTGGTAGAACATTTGATGCTAAACACAGAGAGAATGCTTTAAAGCTAATTGAGAAATTATCTGAAGAATTTATTGAAGACCAAATATTTATTGTGTCTCACAATTTTATGGAGTATTCCGTTTTAAATGACGTGTCTTTCTGTGTGTTATCAGAAGACAATATCGTTTTACCACCTAACAACCTCAACAGAGGTGTTGAAATTATTCGTTAAAAAGGAAATCAAAATGAGTAATCAAAATACTAGTAACCAAGTTGTAGATACTGCTATTGCTAACACAGCCATTCACGATTGTGATGATAGCACATACGAAGTACATGTAAGTGCAGCGACACAACATATGTTGGCTCAACTGCGTGAGAACTTCATTACTGGTTTGAATATCTATTCTCTTATTGAAACTACTATGTTAAAGTATGCGGAATCTCATGCTACTAAAGACTATTTGTTGGTTAAGTCTAGTCAAGCTTATAAACAGCTAAGTGAATCTACTAATAAAGAATTGGTAGAACTTCGTCAACTGGTTGAAGTATTGAAAAAAGAGAATGAAGAACTACGAAATGAACTAGATACTTATCGTAGTAAAGCTACTGTAGTTAAAGAACCTGTTACAGAAGACGATGTAGAGAATGCGCCTATTTTAGTTAGTGCTCCTGACATTGAGCATTCTTCTGAAAATACAGTTACTCTTTCTGATGAAGATATCCAAGGTATTCGTGGTAATGCTGTTGTAGAAGCTATTCCTACAATTAGACACAGTGCTGATGAGGTAAAACCTAATGATGTAATATCATCTCATGCTCACCCTCATCCAAATGGTGCTGGTAATGGTGTATTCGTTTCTACTGGTAAACCAGATAATGGTGCTGAAAAGATTCGTGTCACCGAATATTCTAAAGTAGCAAATACCAGAATTTAAACATATAGCTTAAATAGAGAGACACATTTAAGTGTCTCTCTATTTAGTTAATCGTCCATACTATCATTGTCACCTTCAGGCAATGTATTCAATTTACCTAATACTTCTTTTTCTGTAAGGATAACGGTACCGCGTACTAATTCACTGTCTGTAATTTCACGAGACGCAGGAGGTAAGTCAATTACTCTTTCCACCATAGTTTCAACAGAATTAGGGATAATATCTTTAATCTCTTTTCTCTGTTCTTCATTTCGACTCATTGCTTCAGATACAAGTGTATATACCAAGTCTTGTTGTACAGCATTCGATTCTTCATCTACTTTCAGTCTGGCTTGTGCAATCACTGCTTTATCATTTGCAGCCATCATCTTTAAAGCCATGTCTAGCATTTCTGGATCACTAGTAACTTCTTCACCTTTTGCAAAAATAACTCGAGTTAATTGTTGGCGTAATTTAATGTTTTCATCCATCACACCCAGTTCATCGTATTTACTGGTGTTACCTACTTTTTCAAAACTACCAATATTAATCGGTGTAATTGATTTTGGTTTCGGTGGTGAATCTTCAATCATTTCTTCAATCATTGTTTTATCCTTTTTTAAATTTGTTTTAAACATATACTATTATATTGGAATTGGTGTACTTCTCCACCAGTTATTTTACTTATGAATTTCTAAAAATAGAAAATCAGTTATTCATAAAATTATATAAAGGAATCCGTAGTATGTCTATAATTAAAGATATCTTTTATATCTGGAAACGTTATAAGGCTAATCGAAAATTAATTTCTTTAGTAGAGGCGAGTAAACAATACGAAGGTTTTATCCTTAATGCTCTTTACATAGAGATGAATGGTGACTTTAACAGTATGTATACAAACCTAATAGAAGTTTGTGAACATTACCATAAAGAGTTATTACCTTATAACAAACGTATCTTACCAGATAGTATCAGTACAGATATTAACCAAATACCTGTTGGAATTAAGTATCTAAACAAAGCAGATACTTTAATAAAAGTAAACAGTACGATTGGTTATTTGACTTCTCAACTGAATAATCCTACTTTTAAATTAAAACCTTTAGAAGTAGAAAAGCTAAATACCAACTATCTAAGGTATTCTCCTAACTTAATCACTATTGTCGATTTCTTCGATAAAATGATTAATTTGTTAAAAACATTAAAGGATAAGAAAGACAGTCCTTTAATCTATTTTAAATTGAAACCTATTATATTTGTATTGATGTCTGTTATTGCGGTTAGCTCTAAGGTATTATACGAATTTAATAAGGTCGAGAAATAATTATTTATATAAAGGAAACAACATGAATAATGAAGATACTATGCTTCGTGGTTTTCGTAAAATCACCGATTCTAAGGACGGTGGTTTAGGTGAAGTCACTAACGACTGGCCTGGAATCTGTGCCATGTTATTACGGAAGATTATCCGTGATATGTACATTGGCAAAGGTAAAGAAGGTTATATGCAATGGCAAGACGAGCGTATTACCTATCCACAAATGGAAGAACTCATTGAGGAATTTGTTAAACGATACTATGGTAGTAGTATTTCAGATGCTGAATTGAAATCTGAAAAATCTCGTTTACTGACAGAGTTCTCTCGAGATGGTATTTCATTTAAGGTATTGGGTGAATTACTATTAGTATTGGATTTTGACTGGGTAGATATTTCTATTACTGCTGCGCGTAAGTCTGGTACGGTAAAAACCTATATGCAACATATCGGTGGGATTGGTAAAACCCAATTTGAACATCCCGAATATACTGAGGAATTCAATCGTGAATCTGGTGGACATGATAATCCAGCAGATTGTCCTGATTCTTTAGTAGTAAAGAAAATCAAAAAGAATGCTACTCGTAAGAAGCGTTCTAAATAAGATAAACTATTTAAAAAGGAATTAACTTAAATGACAAACGCAACAAATACTCTCGAGTTTAAAGCATATCGAGATATGGATAAGAAAGATGGTATTGACCATATCCGTATTGATAAACACGCCATTACTTTACTTGGTAAACAACTGATTCCAAGTTATACTCGGACGTTTTACCATCCAGTTTATGGTTCATTTGCCAGTATTCAATCTGCAATTGAATGGTATAAATTGGAAAAAGACGATTTCGATGTACGTTTAATGACAGGTGTGAAGTTAGATGAATATGTAAAAGAACAAATTGAATCTGGTAAAAATACGGTTAAAACCACAGAAGTACCAGATTATGTCATTAAAGAGTTTATTACATATTCTCTATTGAGTAAACCTGATTTATTCAGTATGGCTGTAGAGAATAAATTACCTTACTGTTGTTATCATGTCGGTAATGATGGATATGCTAAGGTAAATTATATTCAGTATACCAGAATACTCGGAAAAGTAATTGACGAATTACGTGGTAAATAACCAATTAACTAACTATACTACACTGCCTCTTTTATAGAGGTGGTGTAGTATATAAAATCTATGAATTATTTTTTTAGTTTTAGAAAAGGAAATAACATGGCTAAAGTAAAAAGAACACCTGCACCACCAAAAGGTAAAAAAGGAAATAAGTCTAAAAAGACAAAAAATGGTGTAGGTAATAAAGTATCTACTAAAAAGAAAGATGACGCAAAGACGGTATTTAATAGTAGTCTAGATACTAAGTTGGCTACTATTGATGCTTATCAAAATCTAGGTAATACTGTTAATAGTTTGTATCAGTTTACCAATACCATGTCTTTGACTTCTATTACCGATGCTATTAAAGGTGGTTTAAATGGTTTAAATAAAATCAATGATTACCTTAAGATGGCAAAGGATATTAGTACTGGTCTTCAAAATGGTAACCTAATGGATAGAGTAGGTTCATTAGCACCAGGAGCTAAAGCAGCATTACAATCAGCTGGCTTAGACCCTGCTATGTTCGATAAGGTACAAGCTGCTGCTAAGATTGGTAATGATGTCGTTACCACTGTTAAGGATGTTCGTTCTGGTAAATTAGATGTATTATCTGGTTTGAATAATTTAGGTAAAGCCATTACTGGTCAAGACATTGGTTTGATAAAAGACATTCAAGCATTTAAAGCTTCTGCTGCTGCTATTGTTAAAGAATTCAGTAGTGCGGGTATTGCTATTCGAGACAACTGGTATTCTTTAGTAGGACATCGTGATAAAGATGGTTACGAATATAATGTGGCTATGGATGTCGCTACTACAGTAATGGATGACTTATTGGAATATGGTGATTACGATACTGCTAAGATAGCCATTAAATCGATTAATCCACAAAAGTTAAAAGAAATCACAGGTGATTCCATTGATAATATGCTGAAAAACTTCAGTATGAATTCTGTCTTTAATACAGGTAGAAAAGAGCAAGATGTCTTTAATGATGTATTAAGTGTCATTGAGGCATTTGATAATGGTAATTACCTTTGGATAAATAGAGAAGGTAATAGAAAGCTATTTAATGTTCGTTTGTTCATGGGTGCTTCTGAAGATTTTAAGAGAATTGCTAAAGTTACTTTAGCAGATAGATTCTTCTTAGACAGCCATGTTAAAAAGTCATTGGATTATACTGATAAAGAAAATGAAGTGTTGTTATTATTAGGTAATGTATTTACGAGTATCAGTGATTTTAAAACTGAACTTAATAAAGACTTCCCTGACTTTATCGTTAATGAAAGACAACAAACTGTTTCTATTATCTCACCAGACGCATTTAAAATTAATAACGCATAAAGAGTACATTACAGTATAGCGAAAGCTATACTGTAATGTATATACATATTAACGTTCTGCTCTCTCATCCCAAAGTAAGGCATTTAAACCGTCTTTCAAGAATAGTGTGCCTAACATTTGTCCAGGTAAACTATTACCCATGATACTTGCTGTTCTTGCACTACTATAACTAGAAACATACTGTGTTTGATTAAATGCTAATCTACGTTTTAAACGAGTACTTTGATAATATTGTTCGTTAACACCCATACCAGCTAATGTAGCCATATAGTCCATGAATGGTGTGTCGTCGTCAAATATACCACCTACAAGATTAGTTGCCGCACCAAAAAATGCACCTGCTACTGCGCCGCCTATACCACCGATTAAAGACCCTGATACCATTTTCTCAATGGTTTCACTCATCGAGACACCCTCTGTAATAGGCATAGCAATGATTTCTTCCATTGGTGTAATAGAGAAACTAACATTTACTGACATTAGGTTACCTTCTGGCGTAAAGCCCATTGTACCATCACCACGTGTAATAGTAATAGAATCAATAGCCGCTAAACGAGATTGCATTCTACCTTTATCGTAGAATTCGCAATACAACGGATTAGAGTGAGAGTGCTTACCTACTGATGTTGGTAGGGCAGCTGCTAAGATACAAGCTAATGGAAAGTACACATCATTAAATGCAGAACGACGATTAGCGTATCTTGCTTTTAATGTAAATGAGTAACTTGGTTTTGGTAATTGAGTTTCTGAAGATTCCCAATACTTAGGCATAGAGACTGTACCACCACCGCCTGCAACCAATAAACCACCTAAACCAATTGTAGAAACAATACCTGTTGCAATAGATTTAATACCACCTACTACTTCTTCAACTGTATTGGTAAGAGCATCATCACCAATATTACCACCTGCTAAGTCAAAGTAAGTGGAACGACCAGTAGAAGCCATACTGTTAATCTTTTCCATTAATGAAGATGTTTTGTAGTTGTTAGAGAATGTTTCAGAAACAGCACCTGTATCATCTACACGGAAACTAACAAATGCACCACCTTCTCTTAACTCTTCTTCTAAGAAGTTCCAGAAACCATCATTACTTACGCTATTGAAAGTTGGGGTATCACCAATGTCGCCTTTATTTGCTTTCTCTCTTTCGTCTTGTTGTGGTTCACCATTCTCACCAGGCCTATCTGAATTATACATAGCACCACCGCCATCGGCAGCCATGGATGTCCATTTAGCAACATAATCAGCCAGTTTAAAAGAGGTTCTACCATTTCTATTACGATAAGAAGTATGGAGCATTTGTCTTAGGTCTAATTTAGTACCGGTAGCCATTTGAATTTCTTCTAATGTTTTGTATCGTGCGTGTGCTAAACGCTGTGCACGTGTTGCTACAGCAAATACGTCAAACTGAGCACCAGATTCGTAACCTGTAATTTTACCTAATGCACCATCTAAGAATTGGTTAATGTGACCATTACCACCGAATGTATTAGGCCATAGTGCTTTCATGGCTTTAACATTATTATCGTCCCACTTCATGTCATCTTCACCAAGAGTCATGTCATTACCATTTTCGTCTGTACCAGTACCACGGTGAATCAAACCTAAGTCTACTAAGAAGTGGTTACAAATAGTTTGTACAGATGACCAGTATAGTGGCATGTTTGGTTTTAAGTAAGCATACTTAGAAGTAGGTACACGTAAGAAGAAGTTCTTAGCTTTACCTAACATACTAATTAAAGCTAATGGCCAGGTAATAATAGAAACAGCATGTCCAATTAATCGGCCTAATTTAAATAATAAAGTATTAATCAAGCCTTTATTAATAAATGCTGCCGCACCTGGGTGGAACATACCAAACAAATAACTGGTTAACGAGTTAAATGCCAATGTACCAAACCTAAATGTTACTTGTCTATAATTATCATCAAATGTTTCTGAAAAGTATGGACTTAGACCATCATCGTTTGCACCTTTTCTTGCTTTTAACCAATGTGTATCTGACATAGGGTCTGTAAACAAACAAGGTTGTGGTAAAGGGTTAATGACTAAAGAGCCACCTGGGGCTGTATCTTGGAATTTAGAATCAGATGTACTCCATGTTCTGGTTTCTAATGAAGCACCATCTAATGTTTCTTGGTTAATCATGAAGATACTGCGTACCCAGTTTTTATCATTAAAATAACTTGACCTAGTGGGTGCTGCTTTACCATTTACTTCATGTACTCTCTTGTGTACGTCCTTATAAGGATTCATGTTTTCGCTTATGTCGCTCATGTTTTACTCCTATTTATCAATCATAGAAAATAATAGACTACCAGTGTTTACACACTGGCAGTCTGATTACTTTATTGATTACCTTTTCTCATGTCTACTGGTGATTCACTTAATTTTGGGTTTGTTCTAAACTCACTAGAGTAATTCACCTTATCTCTAGCAGTGATTTTAGAATCATTAGAAGAAATTTCTTTCTTGCCTTTCCTTAATTCATCTAAAATATCTGTCAAGAGTTTTGTTTGTTTCTTATTCTCTTTAAGGATATCTTCTGCAACATTGTTAATGGTTTTAGAATGTTCTACTGATTTCTTAGCTGCTTGTTCAGAAACATTCTTCATTTCAGATACATTAACTTTATCCAGTTCGGCTTTAGCTGTCTTCAATGCACTATCTAAAATAGAATGGTTATCCATTTGCTCTTTGTATTTTATACGAGCTTCTTTAGTTTTATTCAAAGTAGTTTCTACCATGGTAGAATCACTTCTTTCACCAAAGTGTTTTAGAATATTTCGGATAGAAGCTTGAAGTTTAGCTACATTGTCTTCTGGCTGATTTGTTGAAGTACCATCTGAATTCAAATGGCCATTGGTCAATGTGCTAAGATCAGTTACCATACCTGTCAAATCAGATATATCTCCAGTATTGGTAGATTTGGTAATATGGACTTCATTTTCTCCTGACTGGGATTTAGCCAATGCATTCTTCAGTGAAGTCTTAGCATCTAAACCTTTTAAATCACCTGTAGATTTAGAACCAGTTTGTATTTTGAGTTTACTGTTTAAATCGACATTAGCCGCTGCTGCGGATTTAGCTTTACTCTTAGCTTTTGCACTAGGTGTAGAAGCTTGTACTGGTGTCGTTTTTGGTAAGGATACTTTATTAGCTACAGAACCATTATAACTAGTAGAAGCAGGTGCTTTTGCACTACCATTATAACCAGGTGGAAGACGTACAGCAATAACCATATTTTTAGTACAGCTAGATTCAGTTACTGCACCACCATTGTTACCTGCTCTTGCACCGCCTTGGTTACCACCAATGTATCTTACTTTACCACCTGATTCACCTAAACAGAATGCTACGTGATTACCGTTATGGAATCTAATGACAAGTACAGCACCGTATGGATATGTTCCAGGTACTGCTGGCTGTCCCCAGTTCTTATACGAAATCGCTGCAGCATTTTTAGTAGAACGAATACCTACAGATTCTAAGATATAACTTACAAATGATGCACACCATGGTGTTTTACCACCGGCTTTCAAACCACAAACAGCATGGAACTGTCTTACAGTACTGTCACCACTAACTTCATTCAAACCCAAATATTTATAAGCAGCGTCCATCCAAGGAGTACTGCCATTACCTTGTGGTTTACCGGCATTCTCAGGAACACCATTAGCTGTTGCCCATTGTTTACCATATTCATTAGCATCGTTGTTAATCTTAACTAATGCAGCTTGTTTTTGAGCAGCTGTCATTGTAGTACTTTGATTAATCATCTTACGAGCAGCGTCGTATGATTTCATCTTATCTAAATACTCTTTATTTGGAGCCATTGTACTCTTACTGAAACCAGAGTTAGCCCAATCGTATCTAGTAGATTTACCAGCTATATTAGGATCAACACCACCACTAGGCATTGAACCAGCACTGGTGTTTGTACCACCAATTGGAACATCTACGCCAAATGAGCGATGCTTAGCAAACATATTATTGGTTAACTGTGCACGTACTTGACCAATTGTACCAGAATAAGCAGGATTCGCTCTTGCTGCTTCTGGGAACAATGAAGCAAAGGAAACATTATCGCCAGCTTTTAATGCTTTTCTCGCACCACCTAATCCTAGGAAGTGTGCTAAGTAAGCATCACCTGGTTGAACATTATTGGTTACTTTTCTTAATGCTTCAATATTGTCTTTAACATATTGGGCACCTAAAATAGCATTCGCTGCACCATTGGTGGCAGGAGTACCTGCTGGAATATTATATTTAGGGCCGTATTGTTTTAACATTTGTTTCCAAGTACCATCAAGGAATTGGAATAAACCAGTCGCACTAGAACCTTTTGCACGAATACCAGGTTGGAAGCCAGACTCTTGTGCTGCCATACCAGCTAACAGACCAGGGTCAACACCAACAACTTTAGCGGCAGCAATAATGGTATCTCTTACAGCACCCCAGCTACCAGAGCCAATAGGTTGTGGTACGTTGGCTAAACTACCGCCAGCACCATCACCAGTTAATGCTTGTATATTTGCCATAGTGCCATATGCTAAGTTAGATGCAACATCTGTAGCAGCATCAAATACGTTCTTATCACCATTCCATACATCCATTACATTTTGCTTAATGTTATCCCAAGCATTACCTGCTGTGTTCTTAAATGTATTCCAAAGATTAGAACCATAATCTTTTACCTTATCCATGGCACTAGATAATTGTCCCATGGTAGTAGATTCATTGGCTTGTTCAATGGCTTTAATCTTACCTTCGGAACTACCTTTAGATTCTAGATCTTTTTTCAGGTAATTAATATCGGGGTCTGCAGATGCTTTATTGGTATTTAATGTATATCCTTCCCATGGTGAAACAGTACATGACCAAACAGATCCTTGTTTGCCTTCACTATTCATCATGGTCGTAGCAATAGCCATTTGTTCAGATGGTCTTGCTCTAGAGATAACGAATATATCATTACTATTTAAAACAGAACGTAACCCATTCATTAAGTTTAGGAATGCAGGTATAAAGCGTGCGCCTAAATATACAGTCAATCTTTGTAAACCACTGGTATCGTTTTTATCAATACCAAATAAGCCACAAGATTTAACCACTAATTCAGCGATATCACCTTTATAGGTTGCCTTACCTTGGGATATGGTTACGCCTTCTTTTACCATTAATTCCAAACGCGCTAAAGTGCTTATTCGGTCAGATTCTGATAAGCTGGTTAAACCATATGTTTTATAACGAATAGCGTTAAATGGATCATAGCCATTTTCGGTAGGTGTATTTTCAATAGTGTCTGATTCAAATAAACCAAAACTACTGGCTAATCCAGTAATAATACCAATACCTGGAATAGCGACTAATAAGCTAAACTTACCCGCACCTTTAACAAAGTCAGTAACAGGTTTACTCTTAGTAGCAGAAGCTGCCAATGCACCGTCAGCACCAGCTGCTGTGACACCTAAACCCATTGCACCAATATCTTTAGCTTTTGATTTATCTAAACCAGCTTCTATCTTAGCAGTTTCAGCGTCTTTCTTAGCTTGCTCTTGTAATCCATTGGCCATTGCATCACCTTGTGCAAACTTAGCACCTTCTGGAGTGGATTTAATCTTAGCTAAGATATTATCAATAAAGCTAATTGCTTGTTCACCTGAACTGTTAATCGCAGCGTCTTTAAATGGAGATTGTGTAGAATTATACTCACCTGGTTTTGGTTTAATCCCTACGTAGTATTTATATTCTTCTTGGTCTTTTAAATCATAAGCGTCTTCAGCACTGTACTTAGGATTAATACCTTTTAATACACTCATGGTTTTTGTAAACACAGGTTTAAACCTAGAGTTATACCAGTACATCCAGTTAGCTGTATGTTCTTTATCTTCTTTATCTACTTCAAATAGTTCCATCACTTCTTCGATGTCTATTTTAGATTCATCGATGCTAATCTGTCCATTTACAAATCGAACAGCTTCGTCTAACATATTCTCAAACTTCAGAATAATCTTAGCTTTCTTCTCATCTTCATCTGGATTAAAACCATACATTAACAAACGTGCTTTTACTTTATCATTGATTTTGGTATCATTCTTCAATAACTTATACAGACCATAACCTACGGCACCTACTGCTGCTGTACCTAAGATAGCCCAACCAATTGGGTTAGTAGCTAAGAATGTAGCTGCGGTACCCAGACCACTGGCTAAACCGCCTAAACCAATCCCTGGAGTCATTGCAGCAGATAGAGCTAAACCACCTGCATCCCATGCGGCATCACCGAAGTTACCCTGCATAAGGTTACTTGCCATCGATACACCAGAAGTGACCATACCGAGACCACCTAGAAGTTTACCTCCTAGTTTAGCAGAACCGCCCATAAGTTTACCGGCTAAACCACCTTTTGGTAATAATCCACCAGCAGCTTTACCTACAATACCAGCACCTGGTATTTTAGAAGCTACTTTGCCTAGAAAACCGCCTGCGGCTTTACCACCTGCTGAAGCTGCTTTACCGCCGCCTTTTAGACCCATTAGACCTAACATACCAGCACCGACAGTTTTAGCACCATCCCAAAGCGTACTTAGGAAACCACCACTTTCTTCCTCCTCACCTTCTTTATCACCTTTCTTTTTACCTTTTCCAAAACCAAATGGTAAAAGACTGGCAATCATAGAGGCTAATCGGAAGTCTCGTTTAGCTTGTTTCTCGTCTTCGGCTTTTTCTTTCTTCTCTTCTGCTCGTTTCTTACGGTTATCTGCCATGCCATTTTCACGTAAACCATCACCATCTACATCACCTAAAGTGCCTGCAGGCAATGGAATGCGTTTATCTAAGAGATTATAAATAGCATAGAGATATCGGTTAGTATCGTTAACCAAAGCAAGGTTTAAGAACATACCGTCCATTGCTGATTTTACTTTACCAATACCTTTATCGAAACCAGATTTAAATCCAGAAGCAGCACCAGATAAAACAGCCCAACCTATCTTGGCTGCGCCTACTGCTAAGTTAAAACCAAATCTAGCTAATTTAAATGCACCTACAGCAGTTTTAACACCTAAGTTTACACCTTTGGATACTAAGTTACCAGCCATATTGGATAGCTTCTTAGCGACTAATTTACCAGTTGTACCAATCTTATTACCGTATTTATCTACTAAACCTTTTTCGATTTCTTCTTGGGTAACGATAATAGTAGGTGTACCAGATTCTTGCATTTGTCTAACATCGTAGATTGGGCCTATCATTTTACGAGCGTCAGTTACATAGTCATTTGCACCTTCATCGTAATACATTCTGTCTTTAATATCACGTGCAAGCATTACAGGGTTTTTCAAGTCACTAGGTAAATATACATCTACTTGTAAAGCGTTAGTATATCCTTCTTTGGCTTTACCGTAAAGATTATGTTTTTTAGCTAACATATGTCCTGCTGCTAAGATAACACCAGCTGGACCTAATAGTGCTGCACCTACTGCTAAACCACCTAGTTTACGAAGTACTTTCTTCTCTTTAAACCAATTCATCGCTTTTACAACTGTTGGTTTGTTCTTAAACATCACGATAGAATCTTTAAATTCATCGTAGGTTAATAAGAGATTACCTTCTTCATCGTAAATTGAACCTTGGATGTCTTCCCATTTTTTAATGGCCTTACCTTCTGCTGTACGGTATTTACCCATCATGAAATCTTTGGCTTTTAAAATGGGTTCAGGCGTGCCTTGCTTATATACGTCCATGAACTTATCTTTAAGTTTGTTTGATTTATCGTTATAAAAATCCTGTACATTCTTCACGTACTTGTCTTTATTATCTCTAAATAAATCAATACCACCACCGATAATACTAGAACCTATACCAAATGCAGCAGGTATACCTGTTCTAAATGGCCATGTACCAATACCCCAAAGAAATTCTGCATTTTGTCTAAGCAAAGATTTCTTTTGTTCTTCAATTGTTTCATTTGGTTTAGGAGGTCCCATTACTTGGCGTTTACGTCTAAATATATTATTAGCGAACTGCCACCAGCGTTTACCTGTTTGTGTAGTCGGATCACTGCTTTCTACTTTATCTGAAATAGCCAATGAACTTAAAGTATCTAATTTCTGCACAGCTACTTTTAAATACAGATTGGTTAACATTGTATTGTCAGCAATGATTTCTAAATTAGATTTACCTTCTTTATTAGAACCAATTTGACTGTTCAATGTGTTCTTAATAGAATCAAATGCATCCGTAGATTTTTCAGCAGTTCTTCTGAACATGTTGATAAATTTCTGAATAGCTGAAGGACCGCCCATTTTCTCAACATCTTCTTGGTTGATGACATATTCGTCTTTATGGACTACGCCAGCCAACTCGTCTTCTGAATTACCAGAAGTAGATTTACCAGTATAACCACCACTAGCAAAGCTACCCATTTTCTCTAATTCACTTACTGTCATTGAACCAGTACTATTAGGAAGATAAGGCAATAGTTTTCTATTTGGGTCGTATCTACCTGATAAATAACTATCTGAAATTGTTCTACCTAACACTGTATTACCAAAACCACTTTTTGTTCTGCTATTTTGATAAGCCAATGCTGAAGCAGCATTTTTAGAAGAATTTCTATATGCTAGTTTATTATCATTTTGGTCTGTATAATAACTACGCATAACATCCCTAAAATCATTACCTGATATATTGTTCAAATTAGACATGAAACTATCGTAGCCAATTCTACCATCTACAGTTACCACACCACTTCGTTTTAAATAATCTAGTTGACCTGTTGCAGATAAATTATTAATTAAATCAATATCTGGTTCTAAGCCTTTAGTAGCTGAATTAATATTGTCAGCAATTTCTGCGAAGTTCTCTTCATCTTCTTCGTGGTCTCGTCTATTAAGTTCTTTAAACTTCTTAGCTACTATTTCTGCTTTTTCTTTGCCAAGCAATGTAGCAAACGTATCTGGATTAGAAAGTAATTCTGGTGTTAGTGGTTTACCTGCTTTGCTATAGGAAATTAATATCTGACCAATTAAATTAGAATCTTCTTTGGTAAAACCATTCTTATATTCTAATTTACCAATCTTATTATAACCATGTAAATCCAATTTACCCATTACACCTAAGCCAGCAGAAGTATAAGTATTTGCTGCGTTTGCACCTAGTGCTCTGACTGTTAAGTCTTTCTGCATCTCTGAACTTTTTTGGAATCGTCCTGATGCGTGGTTATAATCTAACAGTTCAGCAGGAGAACCGGTTCTTATCATGGTGATTTCACGTAAGATTCTAGACAAATAACCAGGAATGATGACATTAACTGTTTTATTGGTTAATCTTTGTTGTCCTTCTGGTGTATTAAAATCCTTATAGCCATTAAGATTATCTACATGAATTGCTTTTGCCTTATCTGTAGCTTCATCTACATGCATCTTTAACCAATCTATACCGTTAAGTATCCAATCGGTTATTGTGTTGGATTGTTTATCTCCTAAAGAACCATCTGCTTGTTTATCTCTTGTACCTAGATAGTTAATCAAGAATTTCTCAATTTCTTTACTACCTAACATCTTAGATAATTCCGGACCCATGTTATTCTTAAAGCGGTTTAATGCAACACCACCTTTAAGAATTTTATCACCGTATTTGGTACCTTTCATGTTTTTTCTAAGAAATTTACCTACTTTACCGCCTGCTATAGATAACAAAGATCCAGAAGCTAATCCAGATAATTTTCGAGTATCAGAACGACCATCGTCGAACATATCGTCAGCTTCATTATCTAACATGGCTTCAGTCATAGGGAAAATAGATTCAAAGAGATCACTAAATGTACCAACATATTGAGAGATATTTTCACCAATATTCTTAGTGAGTTTCTCCATGAAACTAGAAGAAATACCGCCAAAAAATTTCTGTTTAACCTGTTGTTTTATTGCTTCTGTATTTTTCATCTTAACATAATCAGGTAAACCAGTATTCAATTTAATATCGTTTAATGTTTTCAATAAAGTAACATTAGAAGTAGATTGATTATGGTAGATATCACTCAACACGTGAAGTTGTCTAATACCTAATTCAATTGACTTACGATAATAATTAAATGTATTGGTATTACTAAATAATACAGATTGACGTAAAGAAGCATCTACAGAAGCTAATACGCGATACTGACCTTCAAACCGTGTAGTTTCAACAGCATCTTTAGCCAGCTCTTTTTTCTCGTCAATTACTCTTTGTTTTTGCTGTACTTTTGTCTGTAAACTAAACAACTCGCCAAGTGTTTGGTTTATTGAGTTATTTCTTCTGTTCTCTTCAGAATCCTCTCCGCTATCGTATGAATCATCATCACTTCCAGCTACTTTATTTAATAAGTTAGTTACCTTAGTTAAACCATTTCTTTCTGAAATAGGGATTACTTTACGTAAAAGATTCTGTGTTTGTTTTTTAACTGAATTGAGTGATTCTAAAGACTCACCAATGGTATAACCTAAGTTATCTTTTGCATTAGATACTTCTTCGAATACTTCACCGTAAGACTTAGGGAGTACTTTAGTTAGGATTGTCTTCATCCCTTGTTTAGAGATAACAGCATCTGATATACCTTTGGCGACATCTGCTGTAGCATTTAATGCTGGAGAACGATTGGATTTATTCTTTTCAAAATCCATTGACTCCCCGCTGTCGAAGAAATCACCATCATTCATTTCTTTTTCGAAATCAAAATCGAAATCGAATTCATTATCCATAGCCATGGCTTTTTGGATATTCTTCTTTTTTCCAAACATGATATAATGCTCCTGTTTGTATTTTATTAAAAATTTATATACTCCAATTATATTATTGGGATTTCATAACTTTACGCCTAACGCACTGTTAGGCTACTCTCATTATAAGGAATAATTCTTATGGATGAAAATTACGCTAAGAAAGTAAAGGCAAGAACACCTTTTAATCTTTCTTTACTTAATCTAGATTCTGGAAATATTTATAAGCAATTAGGAAAAGTCACTTCTGGTAATATGTTCGATGGTGCGAACTATAACTTACACCCAGAAGGTCTTTGGTCTAATGAAATCTTTGGTCCTGTAGGTGACCCATTACGTTTAAAGAAACAAGCCTATATGGATTTAAACGTAGAAATTCTACATCCTTTGGTTTATCGTGAATTGATTTCAGCAAATAGATTACTTGATGAAATTATGGCTGGTACGGCCTTTGCTGTTTTTGATGAAGAAACCAAACAGTTTGTTCGTTCTAATGCCATCGACGGTGAAACAGGCTATGATTTCTTTTTTAGAAATTTTGATAAATACCAATTACCCGATACTGGTTCCCCTAAACGACGTGAGACCATTAAATTAATTGAAAAGAATAAAGATATTCTAAAGATTAATAAATTTATTATTCTACAAGCTGGTTATCGTGACGTAGAATTTAAAGATGGTCAAATCACCCATGATGAAGTAAATCAAATCTATCGTGAGTTATTGTCTTTAGCTTCCTCTATTGGTAGTACTTCACATAAGTCTAACATGGCTTTACTAAATAATACACGCTATGCGATTCAAAAGACTGCTTTAAAGTTGTTCATGTACTTAGGTGAAATTACAGGCCATGGTAAGAAAAAATTAATCCAAGGTAAATGGGCTTCACGTAATGTCTTCCAAACTACCCGTAACGTAATTACTGCACCTAAGGCATCTGGTCGTTTTGCACATGATAAAGATAACCAAGGCTACAACAATATTGTCGTTGGTTTATATCAGCAACTTGTATCTTGTCTACCGTTTGCAATTCGTGGTATTAAAAATAGTTTCTTAAAAGATAAGTTTTCAGACCCTCTACATCCTGTTAAATTAGTTAATAAGAAAACATTGAAAGAAGAAGATGTTTATCTTAATCAGGATTGGTTTGATGTATTTCAGTCTGACGAAGGTATTCGTAAATTAATCCATCGTTTTAAACCAGATGCAGTTAGACATAAAGCCATTGAAGTAGATGGTTATTACCTTGCTTTAATTTATAAAGGTCCTGATAATACTTTTAAAATCATGAATAGTATTACAGAGTTACCACCTGATAGAAGTAAGGAAGATGTACACCCATTGACATTTATTGAATTACTTTATATTTGTACTTACCATGAAATTAACAATACTCCAGGTTTTGCTACACGGTATCCTATTACAGGCATTGGTAGTAATGTTCCTGGCAATACAATTGTCATGACAACAACCAAGACCGAAAAACGTAAGATGTTAAACGATAACTGGGAAATAGATGATAGTATTCCAGAGTTTTTAAAATTCCCTGTATACGGAATGGATTGTTTCAATTCCATGAGTCCACCTGTGACATCGTATTCGGGGCAAGGCGCGGATAAAAAACCAATCGTTGTCCGCTTCTCTTAGAAATAAGAGAATAGCAAACCCCTCTAATTGACGGGAAAACTGTGAAAAGACTAATACACTAACTATAGGTAGTAATACACTATAGGGCTTAATCTAACCAATTAAGAGATAGTAAAAGAGATTAGTCAATACAATAACCCGCAGCGAAGCGCCCTTGGTATTAAGGGTGAACGTTCAGAGACCAGTCGAAAGACGTAGGACTCAAGTGAGTCCCAAATGGGGGGCAGGTACAGTGGATTTGTAATTAGTTTACAAATCCTCTATGTATCCTTCTTAGTAGCTTTATAGTTACTTTGGAGTCTTAGCAAGTAATGTTGAAGATGATGATATGGTCCAAATTAGTCACCAATTTAAACGATGGTGACCAAGAAAACCTTATTTGTTCATTTACTGAGGAATCTAAAAATGAGATTAAACAGTATAAGAAAACTAAAAAAGCCTACGTTGGTAGCGACGGTAGAATTCGGTATCCCTTGGGTTTTGACACGATTAACTTTGTTTGCCATAATCTTGGTACTTTTGAGGAAAGTGTGAAATGAGAATAAACTACAATAACTTTTATCTTAAATTCGGTAATCGAACTGTAGATAAATTACAAGCACCGAGGATTTTTAATTTATCTAAATTTATTTTACCGAAACAAAATGCTTTCCATTACTTTGGTAGTACCAGTGATGATGTAGGGCCGAGTAAAACTAACCCTATGTTTGCGGAAACTGTACAGCGTATTCCTATTTATTTTTACCAAGACTTAATTACGCGTTTAGGTAACATGAATGTACGTGCGTTTATGCCTTTGGAAGTTATTCGTAAATACATTAAACAGAATCACAAATTTATTCCTTGTTACGACTTAAGTAAAGTAAAACCTAATCCTTTAGTACCTGTTATTTTAAACTATGCTATTTGCGATAAAAGGTATAAATACTTAGGTAATGAGATTCGTATCCCTTATTATAAGAATACTAATATTATTAATACTTTTATTAAAGGGATGAAAGACATTTACGATGCCCATGGTGATTATTATAATCAGTTTATTTTCTTAAATGTACCTGATTTAAAAGACTTACCAAAAGTATCTGAGATGAAGATGGCTGCAAATACTGTAACCAATATGTTCTTTACTCGTTTCAATACACTAGAGAAACTGATTATTTTCGAATTGTGGAAATGGTTAGGTTTAAATCGTAATAAGTCTATCTTTAAAAACATTCCTTTAAAAATATTAGATAAGATTAATATTGTCTTTATTAGCAATAATGTCTTTACTTATTATTCTTTAGGTCAATTAGACAGATGGCGTAAATCTGATGAAAACAAGTCAGGTAAACTAGACCCAACCAATATGTCTAAAAACTTTGTTAAAATGCTTATTGAATTAAACAAAGCTTCTACCGATTCTAGTTTGATTGAATTAACTGAAGAAGAAGTATTGGAACAAGAAGCTAAGGAAACAGAAGACTTTAAAGGTTCCGATGACGAATCTAATAAAGATAAACAAAGTAATTCATTAACTGACATTAAAGACAAAAATACAGATATTGTAGAAGATGTTGAAGGTAATGAGGTTAACGAATCTGATGAGAATGAAGAAGAGAATGAAGTAGACGATATTGATATTACTGAGAATATCGTTACAGAAGACTCTGCTGATTTAACGGTTCAAAAAGACTTAGACATTATTGGCGATATTATCGACGAAGAAGATGATGTTGATTATTCTGAATCTCTTGATTCTAAAGAGCAAGAGAAGAAAAACAATATTAATATTAGTCGTGTAGTCTCTATTCCTACTGAACAAGAAGAAGAGTTTAACGATAGAATTGATACTAATTTAGATGTATCTGATATACTCAATGTATCTAAATTACCTATTGAAGAAATTCCTGTCTTAGTAACTAAACCTAAAGAACCAAAAACAGCTGAAGAGAAAGCCAAAGCTGCTTTAGATTATATTGCCAAAAACCAAAACATGACAGTATCTAAATACGATGGTATTCGTAAATCTATTGGTAAGTATCGTAATTTGAAATTAACCAATGACAGTAAAATGACCGTCGGTGAAATGGTTAATACTAAACCTGAAGAATTAGAAATTTCAAATGAAGATAAAGAAGTTTCTACTTTAAATGTAATGGGTAAGCGCTACATTGAGAAACACTTGGAACGAGATGTAGCAGCAATGATGGTAGGTATTCAAGGTGGTGGTGCGATTGTACACGATATACGTAAGCAAACTCATGAAAACATCATGGGTGGTTACGATGTATATTCCATGAAGATTAAACCCATCGAAGGTGAGCAATCTACCATTCGTGTTAAACTACCTAGAGTAAATAGTGACGGTAAATTTAAGATCGCGGGCAACGATTATATCCTTCGAGCGCAGCGGCGCGACGTTCCCCTTCGTAAGATAAATGATAGCACTGTAGCGCTTACTTCTTACTTTGGTAAGACATTTGCTAAACGTGATACTACTCGTCAGTTTAATTACGAGAAATGGTTAATTGGACAAATACGCGCTATAGCATTTAATCCAGAATTAGATTCAGTAAAAGAAACACGCAGTGGTGATGTATTTGATAATAATGTAAAAGCTCCAGATATTTACTCTTTATTATCCATGCACTTTAGAGCAGTCACTACAAAAGACGCTTTTATCTATTTTGATTATCACAAAGCCAATGAACGTTTTGGTAATGACTTAGTTAGAAGTGTAGAATCTAAAGGATTATTCTTTGCTGGTAGTTATAAAGGTAAATTTGGTTTAGGTGTTAATGTAGACGGTATTTTCTATTCTGTTATTGGTAATGAAGTAACGGAACTAGGTGATATCGAATCCATGTGTGGTATTGATTCATCTAAAGCACCTGTGGAATCAGTTACCATCGATATCATGGGTAAGCCTTTGCCAATTGGTTTAGTATTGGGTTATAAACTTGGTCTAACTAAACTGATTGCTGCTTTAAAACCAAAATACTATAAAACAGTCAAAACAGGTACACGTGTTAAATTAGAAAGTCATGAATACATGATTAAGTTTTCTGATTTCTCTTTAGTATTATCTCGTAAAGATAGAATGGCTTCATTAATCTTATCTGGTTTAAGTAAGTGCGATACCAGTGATACTGCAATAACCCTATTAGATAGAAAAGAAATCTATTTTAATCTATTAGAGTCTATTAAAATTCCAGGACGATATGTTAAGGAAATTGATTTATACAACAACATGTTTGTAGACCCGATTACTGAACGTATTTTGATTGAAATGAATGAACCTACTGATTTTACTGGTTTATTAATTCGTTCTGTTGAATTGTTATTAACTCGCTATCATGCTGATGAAGTAGACATGACTGGTCAACGTATTGCCGGTTATGAAAGAATGGCTGGCGAGGTATATAAAGCCATTGTTAATTCGTTACGTGAACACAATAGGCACGGTATTAAAGCAAACTACCCAATTGAACTTAACCCAGAAGCAGTATGGATGTCTATCTTAAAAGATACATCTAAACAGACTGTAGAGAACTTAAATCCAATTCAAGATTTAAAACAACAAGAAGTAACGACATTTAGTGGTAATGGTGGTCGTGGTAAGAAAAGTATGGTTAAACGTACACGTATTCACCACAAGACTTCTATAGGTGTTATTTCAGAAGCTACTGTCGATAGTAGTGATGCTGGTGTAACCACTTATATGTCTGCTAATCCTAAGTTTAAATCACTTTATGGTTTACCTGAAAATTCTGGTACCGAAGAAGTAAATAAGGATTTAAAACCTGAAAACGTATTCTCTACAGCAATGATGATGTATCCTTGTTCTGATACAGATGACCCTAAGCGGGCAGTGTTCTTGGGTACACAAATCAACCATACTCTATCTACATCTAATGGTCAAGTAATGCCTTTGCGTACTGGTTATGATGAAAAACTAGTAGAGCGTTGTAGCGATGTATATGCTTCTACTGCTGAACAAGATGGTATCATTACTGATGTTAATGATTTTGCAATCACAGTTACTTATAAAGACGGTAGTACAAAACAAGTAGAAATCGGTAGACGTTATGGTTCTAGTGGTGGTTTCAATACTGCTCACGATATTACTACTCATTTGAAGAAAAGTGATAAAGTTAAGAAAGGTGACGCGATAGCGTATAACTCTGACTTCTTTACATCTGACCCAATGAAACCTGGTAAATTAGCAATGAAAACTGGTGTATTAGGTAAAGTGGCATTGATTGAGCATCCATATACTTTTGAAGACTCTACAGCTATTACTCGTAACTTTGGTGAAAACACTCGTGTTAAAACTGTAGTTAAAAAAGAAGTAGTTGTAAACTTTGACCAAAGTATCCATAGACTGGCTAAACCTGGTACCGTAGTTAAGATTGATGACCCATTATGTTACATTGAAGACAGTATTACTCATGATGGTAATTTGTTTGATGAAAACAGTATTGATTTATTAAGAAACTTAAGTAAGTCAGCTCCTAAGAGTAGTATTAATGGTGTTATTGATAAAGTAGAAGTATTCTATAATGGTGATAAAGAAGACATGTCTGAATCACTAATGAAAATAGCTAATGCTTCTGATAATAAATTGGTTGCTTTACAAAAAGCTTTAGGTAAAAAACCATATACCGGTGAAGTAGACGATACTTATCGTGTAGATGGTAATCCATTGCTTGTAGATACAGCTGTAATTGTATTTACTATTAGCAGTAATCAAGGTATTAGTGTAGGTGATAAAGTTGTATATGGAGCACAGCTCAAAGCTACTGTGGGCTATGTGTATGATGATCCACCACGTCTTGCTAACAAGGATGGTTCTATGGGTATGGAACTTGATGCTATCTTTGGTAGTAACTCAGTTTATAATAGGATCGTTAACAGTCCGTTCCTAATGGGTATGACAAATACCTTATTGGTTGAGATGAGTAAAAAGGTAGCGGATACCTACTTTAATAGTAAAAAATAGCTGTATTTGTGACTAGAGAGGCTGCTTCCTTAGGGGAGTAGTCTCTCTTCTTATTAAACGTTTAATGAATTTATTTAATAACCTCGAGGTATTTAAAATGAATAAAGAAATACTCGTCGATTCAGAAAACGCATTGGTGTTAGCCAGTGCTGCTTTTCTAGTGAGTCGTTTATCACTGCATGTAATTAATAATGTCATCGGTACTCTTCCTGAGAAAGATGGTGATGTTCTAACAACTGACGTTATTGAAGAGTTGGCATTGGCTGACCTGCAACGTCGTATTATTTCTAAAGGAGAATCTAAATGATTAACACTCGTTTACTGGCTCTCTCTTCTCAAACAGCTAAAGCTTCTTTATTGCCGCGCCAAAAACTGAAATGTCAAGCAAACAGCCCCTTAGAATATATCTTTAAAAACTGTATGCCTGAAGAAGAAATTGTAGCTTCCACTGAAAGCATTAATCAAAGTCTGAGTTTGATATCTGATAAAGCTAACACTCCATTTGCTCTAAGTGGCAATATTGCACTAGGTGTCGCTCTAGATGAAATGGATAAAACCTATGTTAAACCTCTTATTAATCAAGTAAATTTTGTTCGCAATGTGGTTAATCCGATTGTTGAGGACTTGCACAATAAAGTAGAAGTTACTTTAAAAGAAAAAGAACAACGCGGTGCTGTAATTAATATTAAGAAATTGGATATTCCTGACTTCCTATATGGTCCATTAGGCCAATATATTAATAGTTTCGCTATCGTAGAGCGTGTACAAAAAGGCCCTAGCTTTAAACCTACATTCCCTGATAACTTAAGCCGTGACCAATTAATTGAAATGTGTCGTACTAGCAGTGATGATGTTAATGCTGGTATTATGGAATTAGCTACTATTTGGAATAATTCATTTGAAGGTGATTTATTCGATACTGCCTATAATGAATTAATTCTAGGTAGTAATGAAAAAGTAGGTGGTTTGGTTCAGTCTTATCGCAATATGTTATTAAGCGTCATTGGTTTCTTGATTGTAGATAAAATTGCAAAAGAACCTACTAAAGGATTGAATTTAGATAATGTTAACTTAACTGTATGGTGTAACTTCTTCCGTTCTGCCTGTGCTCGTGTAATTCAATCTAACATTAACCAAATCGCTAATGCTATTTCTGGTAAAATCCTAATCCACGGTATTAACCCAGATATAACTAAGAAGGAAATTACGGTTTATGGTAAAGTATACGATGAATGGGAAAATCCAGATAAGATTGAAGTAATGGTGGGTATTCTGAATACTTCTAATAATGTTCACTATCGTTCTATTAGTAGCATTGTTGAAAACTTAGATAAACTAAAAGACCGTGGTTCTGTTATTTTATCAAGTGAAGTACGTGTAGAGAAAAGCCGTAAGATTTCTCGTCTCTTGGATGCAATTCAAGGTAATATCATTAACTTGATTCAAGAAACCATCGATAGTGAAGAGACTTCTGATTTACGTAGTTTCATTCCAGACAATAAAATGTCTGTAGAATACCGTAGTGAAATCAATAAGTTTCTTAATGCTTATTATCCTGGTTCACGTTTATTGGAAACTCCATTACGAATGGTTATTGCTCAACTTATTTGCAAACTATTTTTCCATGAAACTATGGCTGGTGTCATTATTCAACGTATTAATCAATTAGAAATTAAAAACCCTAATGCTACTCCAGCTTCATTGATTTCTAACACCATGATTGATTTATTAATTGAATGGGTTAGTGGTCAAATTGAACTAGTAAGCTATTAATCTGTAAGGACCAACTGATGAATAATCTGTCACAGCGTGATGCTGATAAAATTAAAGATATTTTAAAAGAAGTAGACAACCAAGTAATTACCACTAAAGGTTGTAAAATCATTTTCCCTGTACGTTTTGAAACAGTTGGTCTGGCTACTGTTGGTGTAGATACCTCGTTCTATGGTTTGTTTAGAATAGAAACATTAGATGGAAACTATTATGCAATCCACAACATGATGGGGTATTTACATTCAGACCCAGATTCTGTCGATATTGTTACACATGAGGAAACACAAGAACCGTATTATGTGTTAACTTATCAACCTGGTTCTGTGGTTATTAAAACAATGGATATTTTGAAAGATAATAATATTATCGTAAAAGTATTCAAGGAATTTATTAGTAGGGGTAAGGTTCCATTCTACGTGACGTATATGGATATTAATAAGATATTCGATACGTGTGATGAATTTGCTGGGGCTTCGTTATCTGATACAATGGAGGCACCTACTGTACCAATCAGTATTATTGCGAGGAACCCAAATGACATCAACCAGTATTATCGGGAAATTATTAATGATGTTGATATGGTTAATACACCACCTGTGTATGTTCCAGCTTCATCTGTAAACTTTAGTGCTACCAGTGCCTTAACTAAAATTACTGGTAGTTATTTCTACACTGGTGTCGTTTCAGCTATTAATAATCCAACTAACCAAACAGAAACTATCGATTACATCTTAAGATATTAAAAAGAAATGGATATTTAATTATGTTAAGTTACGACATGAAAGATTCTAATTTTGTCTATAAAATGTCAAGATTAGATGGTACAGATAAACAAGGTATCCTAAGACCTGACGAAGGTGGTTGGTATACTATCTGTATTGGTGCGTTAGACCACGCATCTAAGAATGTAAATAAATCAGGTCAAAACGAATACTATTCTTCAGAAGGTGCTGAAAGCTTCTTTGCTCCAGGTACTTTGTTTAATGATAGAATTCAAGGTGGTTTCGTTAAAGCAGAATATGGTCACCCTAAACGTGAAGCTGGTATGACTGACATTCAGTTCTTAGAACGAAATATGCAAATTGAAGAAACTAAAGTATGTGCTACTTTTGGTGCAATTTGGTTGGTACCAGGTTATATCGATCCATTGACTAAAGAGAAATGTGTCGGTATCTTTGCTAAAATTAAACCAAGTGGTCCTTATGGTAAGTTCTTAGAACAAGACTTGCAAGAAAAAGGATTTAATGTTTGTTTTAGTATACGTAGTCTGACTACTCGTAAGAACATGGGTGGTCGTAATGTTAAAGTATTACACACTGTAATCACATTCGACTATGTAACTGAACCTGGTATTACTTGTGCTGAAAAACTCATCAGCCCATCTTGCGAATCTGTCAATCACGTTAATGCTATTGATACTTGCGATGTTGAAGTGACAGCGGAATCTGCTAAACGTGTAGTAGAACGCGCTGAAGCAGGTATGGTATCTGTAGAATCTTCTACTTTGTCTATTCTAACAGATATCTTTAAACATACTTCTGTTAAACCAGTTAAACAAGATTTATCTAAATCATTTAGTTGGTAATTCTGTAATAAGGAGATTGAGATGAAAGTCAATCCAAATATTTCAGAAGAACAAAATCTACTTAACCACATCAATGAGATTAATGAGTTTCCATTAAAATTGAGTGAGGTTGAGTTTGGTACACCACGTCCTAAAATAAACTTACCTGATAGTTTAACTAAAGACCAATTCGGTGCATCTGAAGCATTCCGTAATAAATTCTTGAAGGAAAAGAATACTTCGGTTAAAATTACGGCTAAAGATAATAGTGAACGCTGGGAAGGTTCTAGCACTATTCGTTCTTACAGAAGAGTTCACGTAGGTGCACAGTGGTTAATCTACGCAATTGATGGTGATAACTCAGATGGTTCGTTTAGTATTACTACTGATAGTTGGCGATATAGTACTCCTAAAGTAAAAGAAGTATTTGATGCTATTAAGAGTAGAGCTAATTTTAGAATGGATTCTTTAAAAGTAACTGTGGTTAAATATACTCAAAATGGTTACAACTACGATACTGGTAAGATTAGGGTTACTGCTAATCCTGATTCTTTGGTATATATTGGTTCCTTCGATATGGATGTAATCTTTAAACCAATATCGTTCTTACCAATAACGTTAGATGGTTTTCATGGTGTTAAACAAACCAGGTAGATTAAGTACTAACTAAATAATTATATATTACTTAATAATATACTGAAGAGGATATCCTCTTCAGTATATTATTTTATATTAAGGAGTACCTTTATGGAACAGTTACCTAATTCAGATATTGACGATTTAGAAGATGAGTATGCTTACGAAGATGATTATTTAGTTAAGGCTATTATTGGTGTAGTGGTTAACCAAAATGGTTATTATATTTATTCTTTAAATGATAAGCTACCTATTAAGAACAAAGCTGATTTACAATACTTTAGAAAATTAACAGTAGGGCATCCTGTTATCATGGGTAGGAAAACGTGGGAAACATTAAAAGGCCCATTACCTAATCGAACTAATTATATCATTAGCCGTAAGAATTCAAAAGAGTTTCTCAATGAAGACCAAATGGTAGACCCATCCATTGTACATATTTACAATATCGACAATAAGAAGAAACTATTAAGAAACATTGCTGAACTACATGGTACAGATATCTGGATTATTGGTGGTGAAGAAATCTATAAGGAGTTTATAGATGAGATTAATGAGTTTCACTTATGTCGTCAAAAAGAAGTGATTCAAACGACTAAAGACGACGATATTAAAATTCTAAATACAGGAGAAACTATTTTAAGATTTAATCAATATGTTGTTAAAGATATTCCTAATAGTAATGGTGAGTTAGAAGATGTTATTTATATTAGTGATGAATCTGCCCATATCTATTTTGAACGATACCATGAAGAATTAGAGAAAAACTGTAAATAAGATTAAACATATATTATTATACTGAAGAGGGTTTATTATCCTCTTCAGTATTTATATAAAGGAATTTAAAAATGGATAAATATATTATTCCCATTAACATTATTCACGTATTAAGTTTTCGTTTCACATTAGATGAAATTAATAAACTTAATAATTATTTTATTAATCATTTTGATTTCACTTTACGCGATGTATTTGTGTTTATGTTAGAAGATTTAGATATCTTTAAACTCGATAATGAAATCGAGTTAGTTAGTAACTTCATTACCAATACATTAAAAGTAACTGATGGAATTAATATTCATTATAGAGACATCAATGGAAATGAAACATATGTAGCTGAGTCTGTTTATCTGGATAATGATTTAGAAGAAAGTCTGATGGTTATTATTGAATGTATCATTAATTTTCTCTATTTCGTACCGAGAGACTTTGACTGTTACTTTGTAACTGTCGATTTAGATAAGCAACGTAATCCAAATATGGTGTTCTTAGAAATACGTGAGGATTAAAAATGAATTTAGACTTTAGTAATCTCTCTAGGATAGAGATGAGTGTTTATATTCGTGATATATACAATAGGGTTATTAATGCCATGGGTTACTCACCTATTGATTCATGTTATAATAATATGTTCGATGGTGTGTACGATGCTAATAAACAGTACTTCCCATTTGGTGTAGAAGAAATCATTGAGTTTATATTTATTACTATGTTAATTGATAAACGATCTTTAGAGGTATCTCAAATGCCTCTAACAGATGAAGTATTAGGACATTATATCAATTACTCTAGTTATACGACAATAGAAGCATTAACCCAGCAAATGGATGTTATAATCGAGGAATTAATAGAAAATGATGAGGTTAAAGAAGAGTGTGGTATGATAATAAATAAAGATGGGGTAGAGGTAGATTTATCTGTTTCTACTCCTGTGGAGATTATTGACTTTATTGCTTACTTTCTGTACTTCTTTAACCAATACTTTTACGCATCATTTCCAGATTTATCTCGTTATATTATCGAGAATGATAAAGGTAATATATCTATAGTTGTATCAAGTATTGAAACATATACAGATATATTCTATCGTCAAGAGAATCCCTCTCCTATTCTTGTTAATATTTTAGAGAATAATATGTTGTGTAACATTTATTTTGATTTTGATAATGGTGAATTGTATAATCTTAAAACCGGTCTTAATGACTTTGGGTATGGTTCAAACGACGTTGTGTATTCTGGAGATATCTCGTGGTAAAACATTTAATTAACATTGAAAGTCTCTATGGTTTCTCTGCTGATGAATTAGGTAAATTAATTTATAAGAAAGATACTAAAGAGGATATCCAATTTATCTTAGAGGTAGCTATTAGTGGTACTTATACTTTCAATAAAGCTTTAACTGTCGAAGATGCTGAATATTTAAGCGATGTTGCTTATAAGAAGTATTTAGATAGGATTAGTATTCAGAATACGGATGGTTTAGATGATTCTTACCTTTATTCGATGTATAAGGAAAACATACCTACTACTAATGGTGAACTATATATTAAAAATTTATTAAGGAATATATTTGCTGAGATTATCTGTAATGGAATGTTTGATGTGATTGGAACTATTGTAGTAGGATTTGAACAAGTTCTTAACCCTCAACTGACTTGGAATAAAACTAGAGTTATTCATTCAGGTATATTTGAGCTTAGTATTGAAGTAATAAATGTAAATTTGAGTTTAGTATCGGAGTAATAGATAATGGACAGAAACCTAGTTGAATTTCATTTTGGTATTCCTGTTGACTTTAGGATAGCTGCTAATTTAGTTATTGGGTACAGTAATCTTAAATTTAAACAAACCAATATCAATGCTGTCTACAAACTAAACTTTGATGTAATCATTAACGACTTTATTCGTAATCTATTTAATAGTCAAACTAGAATGATGAATCCTACATTTGAACATGATTTAGATAATCCTCATTTAGATGATTTATCTTACGAAATGACTTTATCTAGTTTACAAGCTTGTTTACTGAATACATTATACATGGATGAGCAAACAGCTTATACTATTTGTAGGCATATCGCTAATGGTTTATTTGAGTTATCCACATGGATATCTAAAGAAATAAACGATTTGAGATTCATTGAGATAAATAATAGAAATATTGGTTCTATCTCTATTCCTTATCAAGATTTGATTAAGTTTAATCTATCTGTATCGTATATTAGTGATAATGAAATAGTATTAACTGAAAATCCTCCTGGTTACGATTGTAATGCAGAATATGGTTTTTATCAAATGGCTGAAGTCATTTATAACTTACCTAATTAGATATATATACCACTACTACCAATCGGTAGTAGTGGTATAGTATCAATGTTGTTTATTTTTTTCTGCTTGAGCGGCGGATTCTTTTAATCCATTAACTAAATTATCAGTAGCAGTTGCTTCCATTCTCTTACGCTTGTCTACTGTCTCTCTTATCATCTTTTGCTCATGATAAGTTAAAGACATCCACTGTTGTAAATCCATGTTAGTAAACTTACCGATATCTAGTAAAATGAATTCTTCTATTGCTGTTTGTAACAAACTACCCTCACCATGAATAACATATGCTTTTTTCATGGCTACTGGGTATAGTGAGGAATGACATACCTTCTCCCCATTTTCTTTATTACTTGTCATTGGGTCTAAATTATAACAAGAATCGTGTAGCGACAATATCGAAAGTTTCTTCAATACATCGTCTTTAATAGGGTCTGCCTTACCAGAAGCAATAACAGTATTAAACTCTTCATTACCTCGGTTATGGCGTATCTCTTCTTCACCATAGTCTGTACCAGCAGTATCTTCCAGTATGTCGGAACGCTTAACAAAGTCGATACCAAACAACGGGTCTTTGATAGCACCCGTTGCATTAGGTATTACTCGTCTATTGTCTAGTTCCCGAGTGACTGATAAATCCGACCGGTCAGAATAAAAAAAAGCATCACCGGATTGATTGGGACAATTGAGTTACTGAGTTCATGTGTTTCCTCTGTTTCATTTGCCACAGGGACACCATAAACAATCTTGGTTTGTTGGTTAATAAACTCAATCACTGCTTCACGGAATTTCTTAATCAAATTAATATCATTTGCAGAAATGTCAATGAAGTCCATGATATCACTATGGCTAGTAATAATCGTAACGATGTTTTTACCTGGTTCACCATAGTCATTAGTGATAGTGATTTCTTTAATCAAATGACTATACTCACGCATTGATGTGGCAGTAATCTTACGAGCCAAGTATTCGGAACGAACATTTTCATCAGGAACCATAGCCAATGTTTCATTAATAGCTTCACGCAAGTAAACGTCCCATGCAGTACCATGTTCGACATAATTATCAACATTAGTAGGAGCAAAGGTAATTTCTACTTTCTTAGTTACTTGATGGCCATTTTGAATAACAGTACGTTCACTAATTGTGCGTTTGAATTCTTCAATCTCGTCTTTAGATTTCCAATCTCGACGATAAGATTCAATCTCTTCGACTGAATGCATAATGTTATCAGCATTGCCAAGATGCTGTTTTTGACGAATAGATAACTTAGAATTCAGTGGGAATGAAATATCGTTAAGATTAATGGTACCCATTACAGACTCAGTACGCCCTTCTTTACCCAGTACAAGACGACTATAGGTATAACCATCTGGATATTTAGTACATGCTAATGCCCATGCAATAGTAGGAATATCCATTGGATCAATCAAACTACGAAGCAATTCTGGTGTATAGTTTTTTACATTGATTCGTTCAATTTTCTTAATAAACAAATCAACCAGTTTATTACCGATAAACCAAGTAGTAGTACCGTAATTAGAGCCACCAATAGAACGACCTAGGTTAATCTTGGAAGTATCAATAGTAGTTTGTAAGTCTACCAGCTCATGTACCAGTGGAGCTGAAATAACAGCTACCAAGCCAGAATGTGGTAATACTACCTCGAAGAAGGTAGACAAACCTAATGAATCCATAATCGCTGCACGAGCGCGAATACCAGATACATTACCTGTTTCCAAACGCATCATTGAGCGGTGTGAAGTTACTTTCTTTTCAGAACCTTCACGTGTATATGCTGTAGAGATTTCTACTTTTTCATCATTAAGTGTTTTATTGACAAACTCTTCTTCACCAGAAATCAATTCCATACCTGTAGTAAGTTGATAGAGTTTAGTAGAACCCATATCGCCTTCTATAGAGTGTGGATTCTCTGTAACATAGCGGATGATATTTTCTTTAGAATCAGGTGGAATAGAGATAGAATCATTGAATTTCTCAAGGTCTTCACGTTTCTTAAAGTCCACTACTTTCTCATCTGAGTTACTCAAACTACGATTAGCAATTTCTACAGGAATTGGTTTAGAAGCTGGTTTCTTTGCTTCATTAAGTGAATTAGTAGGAACCCAGTGTTTCACACCTGATTTATCAATTGCACCTACACGGGATTGTACATTGTGAAGAATCTTAGCAGCAGATTTTTTCTTATCTTCTGCTGGTTTTGTCTCTTCAGTAGGTGTTTCGAAATCAATCTTAGCAATTTCTGGTGTATCTGCTTTAAGTGATTCAAACAGAGAAGGATCCATAATTCGAGATTCTTCGACTACGGGTTCTTTTTTAGAGTGGTTATCTGTTAACTCACCATTCTGAATCATTTCTTCAATAGTCATTGTATCAGCAATTACTTCTTCGCTTTCACGTCGTGCGTGTTCTGCAAGATTTTCTAATTTATCAATGTCAATTGTTTCATGTAACTTAACTTCGTTTTGGTCACTCATTTAATTTCCTTCTTTAACAGGTGCTGGCTGAGCAGCATTTAAATTAGGGTTTGTATATTTATACAATTCTTCAGAAATGAATTTCTTAATATCTTCTGGAGCTTCTTCTGGGTGTTGATGATAATAATTAATTACCATGGTAGTGTAGAAGTCACTAATGTGTTGTACTTCGGACAACAGTGTATTACGAATACGATTAGCACACACAACATAGCGTAATTTAATATCTGTAATCAATTCCAAAAAGAAAGCATCTTCTTGGTTTACTTCTTTCTTAACTGTATCGTCTTCATTCAGGTATTTAGAATAAAGTTTACGAATAGAGTTAAGCTCACGTTCCATATCGGACATATCAGATACAGTCATGTTTGCCAGTAATTTGAACTTATTGCGCTCTGGAAGAAAGGCAAGCATCTTTTCTTTATCTGGTGCACCGAAGGCTTCTAGTGCACGTTTAGGGGCCAGGATTTGTTCATACAGATGTTTATGGATTTCCACACAAGATTCAAATGTGGTATCCACCAGAGTTGAATATTCTTCTTGTGTCATCAAACCTTTCAAATCTTCAGGCATTTTACGAACACGTTCGATTGGTTTTAATTCACCATCGCGTGCTTTAACATAAGGTTTCTTAGGGTCAAGTAACAACACTTTCTCACGTAGGTGTTTATTGTTTGTTTTCAATCGCAAACGGTTACTACTGTATTTTTCACCATTGAATGAAGTTTTAATTTGCTGACCATTTTTTAAATTGAACGGGAGGATTACATCAGTCATTTTGATTTCCTTATTTAAATGAATCTAATAAGTCGATTAATGTATATTTACTAACATTCTTCGATTTATGTTATGAATTTAAAGATTATCACATATGTAGCTAGTCTTTAACTATTTACTAACTTTATTATAAGGTAGATTTATAATGGGTAATTTAATGTTAAATTACATTACCAGTACATGGGAAAAAGAAGATGTTGCCCTATATACTGATATAATGGAACTCGTAACAGGTGTACGAGATGATTATGGTGATAACATAGATTATATCATCCAAAACTGTAACGATGACGTTACAATGAGTCAATTAGACAATTTAATTAAAAGCTCTGTTCAAGGAATATTAATTGAATTATTAATGGAAATTGGTTTCTTTGTTTCTGAAGATTACTACTTAGATAACGAGATATTGTATAAGATTTATAAAGAAGCTATTGAGATTGAAGCTAATGAGCAATTAGATTTCTCCCTCTCTATTTTAGAATCAGATAGGGATATTATTGTAACATTCTACGAATTACTTAATGTAGTAGGTTCTTTAGACATTGATGAATCTGATTTCAATAATCACATTGTTAAGATACTACCAATGACTAAAGAGAAGTTGGTTAACTATTTACGAAATAAAAAAGAAACACAAGCAGTAGAGCCTAAAGACTTAACTAAAATAGCTTTACGTGTTAAAGAGTTTTGTAAAGCAGTTAATGATGAATCATTCATGGTGATTGATTTAATTAGAAGTGGAGTTAATCTAGGTTTACCATTTCGTAGTTATTTAAATATCTATTCTACTACTCTATTTGACTTAGATTTAAAAGAACAGTGTTATAACTTATATCTGTTTGCATTAATTAGTGAAGATGGTACAGACGAACCTGCTGAGTGTGTAGAGGATAATATTGGTGATTATGTATTTGATTACAGTGTTACTGATACTATATTAAGAGCAGTACGTGAAATTCAAGTAAAAACAAGGACTATTTAAAAATGAAAGAAATGAATAAATATAGTTATTTCCTCATGGGTTTAAAAAACAGATGGTTCTTAGATTCATATTGGATTAAGAGTTGTTTCTCTGTATTTAAAACCAAAGATGAGACTCCTTATTTAGTTAAAACAAATGAGAAAGGTTTTTACTTTATACAGGACAATGAAGAAGTATTGATTACTGGTAGTAAAGATATCACTAAACCATTACTTAGAGTAGGTGAGATGATTACCGTACCAATGGGTACATTTCCTGGTCAAAAAGAAGAAATTAAAACTTCTTGTGGCATACTGTTTCAAAACTATTTAATGGTTATTGACCCATTTAATGGTAAAGTACCATTTATCAATAAACGTTTCTTCCCTAATGATGTAGAGAAATACTTTCTATATAAATGGGAACGTTCACGTGACGATATTACTGAAGATAAACCAGAAAAACCAGATGAAGTATTTACCGAAGAGTTTTTGAAATATACTGAGAATACTCTACACTTAGTAAACTATACACAGACATTCGTACCTTCTATTACTGAGAAGTCTTTAACTACTAACCCATTGTTAGAGAAACGTAGAAAAGAACTCTATGCTGAATATGGCGATAGATTAAATGACCCAGTAATTGCTGCTAAAGTAGATGCTGAATTAGTGGCTATTGATAAAGAATTCATGAAAGGTGATGACTCCATGGGTTTCTTAATCAGTGGTAAAGCATTTAACAATACACGTAAACGTTTGAACAATAACTTTGGTACACCGTCTACTTTAGATGATAAACCAGGTGAATTCGTTACACGTAGTTTAAAAGAAGGTGTGGATTATAAAAACCTATCTGTCTATGTAAATGATGCGTATAATGGTTCTATTGGTCGTGGTCTAGAAACACAAGAAGGTGGTGTATTGGTTAAAGATGCATTACGTTCTGCTGCTAACTTAAAAGTAGAAGGTGATGACTGTGGTAGTACGCATGGTATACTGTATAAACTACCAGACAACGTTGATAAATGTCTTAAATATATTGGTTATTGGTATATTGTTAAAGGTGTTTCTTACAAGATTACTAATGAAAATATCAATGATTTAGCTGGTAAGTATTTATTGTTTAGGGCACCTAGTATGTGTACTTCTAAGAACAATAGTTACTGTAGAAAATGTGTAGGTCCAAACATTTCGAATTATGAAAATGGTATTGCTACGGTTAACTCTAGCTTAGGTAGTGTCATTATGAATCTTTCAATGAAGGCTATGCACTCAAAGGTTGTATCTACAACAAAATGGAGGAATTCCTTATTATCTTGATTTTATTAGAGTGTGTCGAAAGATGCACTCTAATATATTCTGTAATATATTTTATTTTATTTCAAACCTATACTACTAAATT